TCCTTTTATGGCGTGGCGTTGGTTGCATCATGGCTCTCAAGCTGAAGAACAAAGAAGTGGTCGATACCGCTGCGAAGTGGTTCGATTTCGACGCAGACACCAAGGTACTGCTGGTCTCTCTGGACAACACCGAATACCAGATCGCGATGGAGCGCATGCGTCGCCGTGTCGCTCGCAACGACGCCCAGTTTCAAGAAGGCGACATCGGCGTGATCGCAGGCGAGAAGACCGAATACGTCAATCACTGCCTGGCCATCGCCTCGTTCCTGCTGAAGGACTGGACCGGCGCAGTGGATGGCGACGGCAACGAAATCAAATACACCGAGCAGGTCGGCGCCCAGATGCTTGAGGACAACGTCGACCTGTTCCTGTTCGTTCTGGAGCACAGCGGCGAACTGGCCGCCTCCAAAAAAGTGGAGCAGGTCGAAACGCTGGAAAAGCCATTGCCCGCTTCCAGTGGGAAAGCGAGTGGGCAGGGCCGGAAGCAGAAAAGCGCAAGCTGATCTTCCAGCGGTTTGGCATGCCTGTTCCAGATGAGCCTCCCCAAGACCCGATAACGGCATACCTGCTGAACACGTTCAGAGGGGTGTGTCGTGGGCGGCGGTACATCTCAGGTATGGGCGGCGTATTCCCAATGCCGCTTTCAGCCCGCGAGATATCGGACTGGCTTGATGCGCGACCGTCACCGATCCCTCGGGAGGAAGTCGACGACGTGATCTTCGAGCTGGATCGCCTGTTCATGGACCAGGGCGACGAAGAAGAACAGGATTAACGGTCATTCGCCGTTGGGCCCGATGATGGTAGATTGCTGCCATCAACAGGGAGTAGAACATGAAGCAATGCCTTTTATACGTAACCCTTGCCGCACTTTATTCTACAAATGCTTGCGCAAGCGTTGAGGATGACTGTCTTTTGTATGACACGGCAGCCAAGGGCGCGATGGAAACCCGCCAAAGAGGTGTTCCTCTCGCCGACGTGATGAAAATTATCAGCAAAAATAAAGACAAGATCGATTCGCCCGAAGCTGAGCTCGCAGACAAGGCAGTTAGAAAAGCTTTCTTAGAGGCGTATCAAACTCCGAAATATGGAACTGAGAAAATGCAGCAAGAGTCCGTAAATGAGTTTAGAAATAAATTTTACAGTGAGTGCTTGAGTGCTAACAGTGATAGCTAGACAAGACTTTTAAATATGCTCATTACCCGCTTCGGCGGGTTTTTTTATGCCCGGAGAAAAGTATGGCTCTTACCTCACGCCTCGCTATTGAGGTCGATAGCCGCAGTGCTCAGCAGAAAGTGGACGATCTTCGCCGAGGTCTACAGGCGCTGAACGATGCGGGCCTGAGGACTGGACCGATTATTTCCGGTGCTGGCAACGCAATTAACGGCGCCGGCCAAAATGCCAGATCAGCTACTGCTCAGGTTCAAGGCCTTGAGCGCCAAGTAAAGTCGCTTGGTAGCGCGGCCGCAGGCATCGCAGGACCACTCGCAGCTGCGTTTAGCGCAAAGGCTTTCTATGACGCCGCTGAGGCATACAGCACCCTTACAAACCGTATGAAGCTGGTCACCGATGGCGCTGGAGAGCTTGCAGCTGCTCAAAAGGCAGTATTCGCAATTTCCCAAAGCTCATACCAGCCACTGAACGCAACAGCAGAGCTTTACCAGCGGATCGCGACCAATCAGAAAGAGCTGAAACTGACGGGCGAGGGAGTGGCAGGAGTAGTCGGAACTATCAGCAAGACCCTGGCTATCTCTGGAGCTTCAGCTGCATCCGCTAACGCAGCGCTGATCCAGCTTGGCCAAGCGTTTGCTTCTGGAACTTTGCGTGGCGAAGAGCTGAACAGCGTCATGGAGCAGGCTCCTGCATTGGCCCAGGCAATTGCGGCTGGCATGGGCAAGACAGTTGGAGAGCTGCGCACCCTTGGCGCTGCCGGACTTCTGACTGCCGACTCTGTTGTGAAAGCATTGCAAGCGCAGCGCATAGCAGTCGATCAGCTGTTCGATAAGACGGCGGTAACGATCGGCCAAAGCATCACCGCGCTGGACAACTCGTTCACTCAGCTGATCGGAAAGATGGATCAGGCGAGCGGTGTGAGCGCTTCGATATCGCACGCGCTAGTGTCTGTGTCCAAGTCGATGGATGACCTTACAAAGGATTCATCGTCTACCTACCTTCTGCTCTCCAGGGTTTCGAACGTAGCGGAAACGCTTGCCTATGTGCTTGGCGGTCGCTTGGCAATAGCTGCAGGTCAGGCTACCGTCGGCTTGGTGGCTGCTACCAAAGCTTCGTTGACGCAGGCGGGAGCTCTTGCTTACTCAACCGCGATGAGCCTGAAAAACGCCGCAGTGGAGGCGGCCTCGGCAAAGCAGTCACTATTGAGTGCCCAGTCCAAGCAGGCTGATGCCAATGCCATGCTTGCTCGGGCAAGCGCCGAGGTGGGCCTCGCCGAGCAAAAAGTGGCAGCCGACCGAGTTCGTCAGCAGTCCGAAATCAACAACCTAAAGTCTGTTCAGGCAACGCTCGCAGCAGAGCGGGTGTTAGAAGAGCAGCGTTTAGCTGCCCAGATCAGCGAGCAGGGGCGTGCCGCAGCCAGGAACCGCATGGCATTGGCTCGACTTGATGAGGTGGCAATCATCCGGCAGATACAGGCAGCCGAGGCCGCTCTCGCAGCAACAACCATCGCTACTTCCGCACAGATTCAGTCAGCTTACGCTGGCCGGACGGCTGCCGCTGCTTCTTACGCCGAGACAACGCTGGCGCTCAACGCAGCAGTTCGGGCCTCTGAGGTGGCGACTGCTGCGACAACCACCGCCAGCAAGGCAATGCTGATTACGGCTGCAGCAGGTCGTGGGTTGCTCGCTTTGCTGACCGGGCCTGTTGGCCTGATCGCGTTGACAGGCGCAGTCGCATACTCATTTCTGAGCGTGGGCGATAGCGCCAAAGACGCTTCAGCTTCGCTGGTAAGCCACAACGCAACCGTTGCTGATTCTATTGAGAAATACAAAGCTCTTTCGGCGGAGCAGCAGCGCCTGCAAAAAATCACTTGGGCAGAGCAGCAGGCCAAAGAGCTGAAAACCGCCGAATCAGCTCTTGATGATTTCACCTACAAGATTCAGACCGGTATCGTGCTCGGGCCCTTTGCCGCACAGTTCCGCACGATGATCGACGAGGTCAAAGCAGGCAAGCGCCCCTTGGACGATGTGACCAAGTGGATTCAGGAGAACAGCAACGCTACTCCCACGTTCATCAAATCGCTTTCCGAGCTGGCCGTAACGCAGCAGACCAGCAGCAGAAACTCGGCAGATTTCGCGGCAAAGCTCGCTGGTGTTGACGCAGCAAACAAAGCAGTTACCAGCAGCACATCCAGCCTAAGCGCTGCCCAGGCTGGCTCAAGCACTCAAACAAAGGCTCAGCTCGCAGAGTGGCAGAAGTACATCGCCAAGCTGACCGAAGCGCGCGACCTGGTCGGGGCGAACGAAAAGGCCGAGGCCGCGTACCGCGCCGGGAAAATGGGCCTGACCAAGGAACAGGCCGCCCAAGCCAGCATCGTTGCCGAGCAGACCGACCTGCTGAAGAAGTACGAAGATGCAGTGAAAACCGCTGACAAGGCTCAGCAGACCGCTCTGCGTAATCAGTTGATTGCCCTGTACACCCAGCAGCAGGCAGCAGAGGACTCGACGGCAGCTGTCAAGAAAAGCCACGAAGACGCTGCGAAGGCGGCCGAGGAAAGCGCCAATAAACAGATCGAGCAGATGCAGCGCGTCATCAACGCAGCTCTGAAGTTGCAGGGAGGCCCGCAAATCGATCTTGGAATGCCGAAGAAGCGCACCGGTTACGACCTGTTGACCAATGGAGCGCCACCACTTGCGCCTACCCGCCTGACGCCCGCGCAGCTCGCTGACAGGCAGTTGCAACAGATCACAGAAGGCACCAAGCCCAACAAGAACGCAGGCAAGGAAAAGCCATACCAGGAGGACGCCGGCACCAAGATGCTGGACGACGCGCGTCAGCGGTACGCGGTGCTGGTTGCGCAGAGCAAGGAGCTATTGAATCAGGACGGCACCACCAAATCGATAGGGGCGGAGCAGAAGAAGCTGGTCGAGCTGGAGACTGAAATTGCTCAGTTGAAGGAAAAGAAAACGCTCACCTCCTCGCAGAAGCAGGTTCTGGCCATGGCCGAGCTGAACGTTGCGCAGCAGAAGCAGAATGCGAGCCTTGAAAAGGACATTGAGCTTCGCAAGTTGGCCGCTGAGGAAACTCAGAAGATGATTTCTTTCCAGGCCAACTTGAACAGTCAGCTATCCAAGGATCAGATCGGCCTGAGCAACAGTCTCGCAGGTCAGGGCATGGGCGACCAGGCAAGGGCGAGGCTCCAAGAAGAATTCTCCATTCAGGAGCAGTACCAGTCGCAGCTGGACGCGCTTACAGCGCAGCGCAATGAAGGGAAGATCACGCCAGAGCTGTACGCCAAGCAAACAGACGGACTTCGCGCCGCACTGCAAAGCCGTCTGGCAATGCAGCAGAAGTATTACTCGGACGTCGACAAAGCCCAGTCCGATTGGACACTGGGCGCCAGTTCGGCGCTTGAGAACTACCTCGAGCAGTCGCGCGACGTGGCCGGGCAGACCAAGCAGCTGTTCACCAACGCTTTCAGCGGCATGGAAGACGCTGTGGTGAACTTCGTGAAAACCGGGAAGCTGTCTTTCAAGGACTTCGCCAACGGCGTGATCGAGGATCTGATTCGCATCCAGGTGCGGCAGGCGGCTGCGGGGTTCCTCAGCACGGCATTCAGCGCCCTGTCGGGTGTTGGCGGTGGCGCTGCGGCCACATCGTCATCGGCGCTAGGCGCGTCGGCTGCTGGGTACGGCTCCAAATACGGGTTCTCCGACGGCGGCTATACCGGTGACGGCGGCAAGTTCCAGCCGAAGGGCGTTGTGCACGGCGGTGAGTTTGTCGTGAAAAAGGAAGTAGTCAGCCAGCCCGGCGCGCGTGAGTTTCTGGAGCGCATGAACGCCAACACCAAGGGTTACGCCGACGGCGGGTATGTCGGAGGCGCCGCAGTCGCTGCAAAAGGCTCTTCGCAGTCCACAGGTTCGTCTCCGTCAAATGTACCGCCAATCACCCAGTACATCACTGTGGGCGGAAATGTTGACGCAGCCACGAAAGAGGATGTGACCCGATCCACCTACGACGGTGCGAAAGCTGCATACGACATGGTGCTGAACGACTTCAAACGAAACGGACCCATCCGCCAGCTCGCAGCCAGGCGCTAATCAATAAGGAGTAACGCATGGCTCTCACGTGGCCTGCTTCGCTGCGCCCGTCAGAAATGAGCTGGGGCATCGTCAACAATGGCCGGGCGTTCACGTCGTCGCTTTCGAACGCCCAGCAAATCGTTGGCTACCCCGGCGCGTACTGGCAGTGCACGCTTACCTTTGGCCTGCTCACGCGGGCTCAGGAGCGCGAGCTTTCATCGTTCCTCGGCAAGCTGGACGGGATGTTCGGGACGTTCAACCTGCCGGACTTCACCCGATACCGGAAGGTGAGTGTCGGTGCGCTCAGCGTGGTAAGCGGTTTTGCCCAGGCGCGCAGCATGATAATTGCTGGCGCGCCGGCCAGTTCTCCAGTCTTCAGTGCGGGTGACTACATCACCATAGCTGGAGAAATGTTTGAGGTGACCGACCCGGCATCGTCGAACGCCCAAGGACAGGTCACGGCGCTGCTCAACAAGCGCATTCGAAAAACGCTCACGGCAGGGGCGGCGGTTGAATACCTGAACCCCTACTCGGAAATGCGCATGACCTCTGACACATGGTCGATCACGCGCCGGCCAGTGGTCGCCAACGGTAGTTACTCATTCAGGGAGGCATTCTGATGCCCTCAGCTTTCCCTTTCAGCCAGAACGTGGTGGATATCATCGCCACTGGCAAATTCATGCCGGTGTATGCCGTGCAGCTCGACTTCGCCGACGGCATGGTGTTCGCCCACACGGGAACCGGTGAGCTGGTTGTCGACGGCATCACCTATGAAGGTGTCGGCAATTTCGGCCAGGTCAGTCAGTCGCAGGAGAGCGACAACTCAGGTTCGCCCATGTCGGTGGACCTGACGTTGAGCGGGCTGGACTCCTACATCCTGTCCGAAACCAACGTGCGCGGCTGTCGGGGCCGAATGGCCAAGGTCATCTTCGTGGTGTTCGACGAGGCTGGCAACTACGCCGCCGACATCCTGTTTTCCGGGCGCATGGACGCCGCCAAATTCTCGTTCGCGGGCAATGGACAGGACGGCAACACCATCACCGTGCCGGTCATTGACCGCATGGCCGAGTGGAGCCGAACCGGCACCGAGCGCTGGACGGACGAAAACCACCGCGCCCGACACCAGGGCGACCGGTTCTTCTACGCAATCGCGCAAATGTCCGAATGGCCCATCTACTGGGGGTCTGCCAAGGATGCGCCGACCTTCACCTACGGAAGCTAGATATGCGCCATCGAGACTGGACCACGCGTCTGCACGAAGTGATCAAGGCTGCCCAAGGGCGGCCTTTTTCATGGGGAGAATTTGACTGTTGCCTGTTCGCCGCCGACTGCTCAAGCGCCGTGTGCGGTGTCGATCCAGCAGAGCAATACCGTGGCACCTACAAGACCGAGGCTGGAGCCAAGCGCGCGCTGAAGAAGCGTCACGGCAGCCTGGAAGCTGCGTGGGACGCCTGCTTTGCGCGGGTGGCAGTTCCGTTCATCCAGCGCGGTGATGTCGTGATGTACGAAGCACCGGCAGGTCGCAGCATGGCTGTGTTCTGGGCGGGTGATTACTGGGCAGCGACCGATGACGGCGTTGCTCGCGTGGTGTGTGTGCCGTTGGCGGCGTGGAGGGTTGAATAATGGGCAGTGGCGTTAAAAAGATTGCCCAAGTAGCCGTCGGCGCAGTGATCGGCTTCGTGCAAGGTGGGCCGGTGGGTGCTGCTATCGGCGCTGGCCTGGCCTTCTACGCGGCATCACAGCAGGAGAAGCTCAACACCAAATCACCGTTGCGCGACAACGAGCCATCCGCCCAGACGGTGAGGTCGTCGAAAGCGCCTATCCGTTTCATCCTCGGTCGCGTATCCACCGGTGGCGTGCTGGTCTGGGCGCAGGAGCAGTCCGGCACCCTCACAGAGGGCGAGCAAATTCACCTTGTGTACGTGCTGTGTGAAGGTGCGATCGATGCATTGGAGAACATTTACCTGGGCGAGGAAGAGATCGGCTCGTTCGGTGAGTTCGCCAGCTATGAGCTTATCGTCAACCCGACAGAAGTGAACGCATTCCTAAAGGCCAACTGCCAGGACTGGAAGGACAGCCAGATCGGGCGCGGCCTGTCGTTCGTGCGCATCACCCTGAAGTACAGCGCCGAGAAGTTCCCGTCCGGCATCCCTGACACCCGCTTTGTGGTCCGCGGCCGGAATGACATTTACGACCCGCGTACCGGTAACAACATCTACACCGCCAACACCGCACTGCATATCCTCTGGTTCCTGCGTAACCGCTGCAATGTCCCGGACGACGAGATCGTTTTCGAGACATTTGCCAGTGCGGCAAACGTCTGCGATGAAGCGCTGACCAATGCCGATGGCTCTGTCAGCCAGCGCTATCGCACCTCCTGCGTGATTGGTGCTGACGAGCAGCGTCCGGGCGTGTTGCAGAAGCTGGAAGCGTCGTGCGCCGGGAAGTTGATACGTGTCGGCGGACGCTGGATGCTCCAGGCGGGTGCCTATTACGGCCCGTATGACTTCGAGATCACCGAAGACATGATCATCGGCACTGTGTCCGGCAGCACCGAGTCGACCAACGATGCCGCCATCAACACGGTGCGCGGCACATTCATCGATCCTGAGCAGTCCTGGACCGAAACGGATTACCCAGAGGTCAGCGTTTCCGAATGGATTCTTGAGGACGGCGGCGAAGCTGCAGAGACGATGACGTTCTCGTATGTGACCGATGCCTATCAGCCTCAGCGCCTGGCGAACATATCCCTGCGCCAGCGCCGGGCTGGAGGGGCAATCAGCCTGCCGATGAACTTCTCTGGCTACAACTGCCGGCCCGGCCGCGTCGTTCGCGTAAACCTGCCATCCCTGAACATCCTTGGCGAGTTCATCGTCTCTGACTGGTCGATGGGCGACAGCGAAGGCTGCACGGTTCAGGTCAAGCAATACGAGGCGGCAATCTTTGATGATGCCGTGGGCCAGCCTTACAACCCGCTGGGCTTCATCAACCTGCCAAGCGGCGGGCTTGGGTCGCCCACCGGGCTAGCGTGGGCGGCTGGCGATGTTGCTGAGGTGGTGCAGGGCGTGCTGTCGTGGGTACCACCGCAGGGCATCGTCACCTCGTATGTGGTCACGGTTCGCCAGGGCGGGAATGCTGTGCAGTCGCGCTCTGTGCCTGCCACTGCCAACACGCTGGCTATCAATGGTCTGCCGTCGGGCGCGTACACAATGAGTGTGGCTGCTCTGGGGCCTATGGCCAGGTCCGGCGAGGCGACGATATCGGTGAGCATTCAGGGGCCGCCAATACCGGAATCGTGCGTAGTGCAGTCCTCGCTCGACAGTATCGTGCTGATTCCTCAAAACCCGAATCACGCGCTGAACGGCGGCACCTACGAGTATTTTTTCAGCACCAATCCGAAGGCAACATCAGGCACGGCCGAGTATCTTGGGCAGGGCTTGTCGTTCACTCACAACGGCCTGGCGTTTTACACCAACTATTACTATTTCATCCGTTCGTCCAATGCATACGGGAAGAGTGCTTTCCTCTATGTGCCAACTTCAACGTCGAACGACATCTCGGCTTACTTGGCGGCTCTGGCCGGGAAGATCACCGAAACCGAACTCGGCCAAAACCTTCTAGAAAAGATCGATCTGATCGATCAGCTGCAAGATCAGGTCAACGCGCTTGACGGGCTCAAGGCATACGAGCCAGGTCGGACTTACGAAAAGGGTCAGTTGGTCGTGGTCGATGGCCGGATATATCAGGCCGAGCAAGGCGTGCCTATTTCGACGCCACCGCCGAATTCAGCTTACTGGGAGGACGTGGGCAACCTGCTGGAGACTGCAAACGGCCTGGCGGCCCAAGTCCAGACTCACACCACCGAAATCAGTGAGTTGAATGGCGTTGTCACTGCCCAGGCATCAAGCATGCAAGCACTGCGGGCCGCTTACCGGGAAGACGACGGCGAGGGTGACCTGGCGGATGCCCTGAAGGGCTACAACAGCGCCGCCAGCATTGTGCAGGAGCAGACGACGCGGGCGACGCAGAACGAGGCGATGGCCCGCACCGTTACTCAACTGAGCGCCACTGTTGGGGCGAACAGTGCTCAGGTCACCGATCTGCGTGAAGTGGTCACGACCAGTCAGGCAGCTACGTCGACCGCGCTTACGCAACTGACCACGAAGGTAGGCGATAACTCGGCAGCCATACAGTCAGAGGCAACGGCCAGGTCGAGCGCTGATGGCGCGCTGTCCACGAAACTGGATCAGGTGCAGGCCACGGCCAACGGTGCTAGCGCGGCGGTTCAGACCGTGAGTTCGGCGCAGGCAAACACGGACGGCAAGCTGAACACGATGTGGTCCGTCAAGATGCAGGTCGCTGCAAACGGACAGTACATCGCTGCGGGGATTGGGCTTGGCATCGAGAACACCGGAGCGGGTCTGCAAAGCCAGTTCCTGGTCAGCGCTGACAGATTTGCGGTGGTCAACTCCATGGCAGGAGGTGCAATTTCTGTCCCGTTCGCCGTGCAGAACGGTCAGGTATTCATCAACTCTGCATTCATCCAAGACGGCACCATCACCAACGCCAAGATCGGGAGTTATATCAGCTCGACAAACTACGTGGCCGGACAAACAGGATGGATTCTGAACAAGGACGGATCATTCGAGATCAACTCGGCGCTGGGCGGCGGCGGGCGTCAAGTCATCAACAGCGCGGGCGGAAAGGTGTTCGACCAGAACGGCGTGAAGCGCTACCAATGGGGGAATCTTGACGCATGAGTTTCGGTTCCAGGGTTTGGGATGAAAACGCGAACCTGGTCATGGACACGACCACGTTCACTTATCAGGTCATTTGGCAGGGGGTTATCGATTTCAGTGACACGTCCGGATCAACGGCAAAGGTAATCACGCTGAGCATCCCTGGCTTTGATCCGGCCAACTGCGTCTTCATGGTCATCCCCACAAGGGCGCAGGACATTCAGTCCGCCGAGGGCGATGCCACCGGCAACACCAAGTCATACCCCTACGTGACCACATCGGCCGGGCAGGTGGTACTTAGGTCAGCCAACCCTTCAGCCAATCTCGGCAACACCAACCAGACGCGCATCGTCGCGAAAGGCTTTGCAGTGAGGTTCAAGACATGAGCTTTGGCGTTATCAGCATCAACGACAGCTCTTACGTGCAGATTGATTCGGAGACGCCTCGGCTTTGCGTGCTCACGAAGGGCAGTTATTCAGGAACAACAAACGCTAATGTCACCTTTCCGCGCGCGGTAACAAGTGCTGACCCGCCGCTGGTATTCATCAGGCCTGATCAAAACGGCATCGTTCAGGTGCCGATATCAGTTTGGTTCACTGGTGGGCCGGGCAACTGGACCGGCTTCGCAATGAAGGCATCAAACGTTCAGAGCACGCTGAGCGGTCAATACTTCATCGCGGCTTGGGCATCTATGGGTACAGCATCTTTCGGAATGCGTATTTGGGGGCCGGGCAGCGAGCTTGTATACGACAGCGGTGCGCCGCCTGTGGTCGTCACTTTCGCTGCCGGTAACTGGACATATGTGGGCAGCGAGCAACTCAGCGTTGGCCAGCGTTACAGGTGGAGCATCGACAAAGCGCTTGGAGTAGGGGAGTTCATATCCATAAATTCGTTTGCGTTTCATTGCCACAACGGCGCGAACGGTGGTGGATGCGGCATCGCTGTGGACTACGCGAACTCGAAGATCATGCTTTACAGCCTCGCAACTACCGCATGGACAGACCAGGGGCACCGCCCGTTCCTCTGCGCAAAACTTACCGCCTAAATCAAGGCGTTCAAATTAGGAGCTTTCAATGCCTTGGTATAAGTCGGGGACGGTTTCCGTCACCCAAAATTCGAATGCGGTCATTGGCACCAATACCGCATTCATAGCAAACAGCCGGGTAGGCGATGGCTTTCGCGGTCCCGATGGTGGCTGGTATGAGGTAACAAACATCGCCAGCAATACCGCGATGTCGATTGCGCCGAACTATCAGGGCACCACCAACAACGCGGGCGGGTACGCGCTGGCTCCGATGCAGGGCTACGTCAAGGATTCTGCAGACGCGCTTCGGGCGTTCGTGAATCAGTTTGGCAATACGCTTGCCTTGCTGGGTAACTCCGGCACCCAGGCAGGCGTGCGTGCAGCACTTGCGGCAGCGGCCAGTGGGAACAACAGCGACATTCTTTCACTGTCTGGACTGACCACGGCTCTGACGATTGAGCAGGGTGGCACAGGCAAGAAGACAGCAAGCGAGGCTATCCTGGCATTAGGTGGCGTGCGCTTGGGTGCGGGCAACTCGTCAGTCGGAACAAGCCTTTTTTCTGGCGCGCCGCCCGGTATCGCGTCCATAAGTTCAACGAACAACGACAGCAACACGGCGTTGCGGATTGCCAATGCCGCGAACAACAACGCATCGGCTGTAATGACCTTTATACGAGATACTGTTTTTGGTGTTCACCTTGGGCTGGATACCGACAACAGGTTTAAGATCGGTGGTTACTCAATGGGTGCTGTCGCCCGAACTATATATCATGAAGGCAATATAGTCGGAACGGTCTCCCAGACTGGCGGCATTCCAACTGGAGCTATTGTTGAGGAGGGCTCGAACAACAATGGCAGTTACGTAAAATTTGCAAGTGGCTTGATGATATGCAGGGGGGTTAGCGCAAACGCGTTGGCAGTTAACACTGCCGGGGGGAGCTTGTTTCACTCCGGTAACAACGTTGCCTTTACGTTTCCGTTCTCATTTGCGGGAGCGTTCCCGAGCGTAACTCTTAATGTGGTCACAGCTGGCTCATATTACTGCTGGGCGGCAGTTGAAGGGCAGACTACAGTGAATTCCGTAACTGCCCGTGTTGTATCTCCTGTATCCGGAACATCCGGATATGTTTGTTATACCGCTATTGGTAGGTGGTTCGCATGATGAACATCAAGTTTTCGGCAGTTCGAATGGAGGAAACCTTGCAGGTTTTTAAGTTGGGCGAGCAGCTAACACTTAACGGTGAGACGTTCGATTTTTCCAGAATGGTCGACGGGGACACTCTGCCGCGCGGTTCGGTCAAGTCGCGATGGTTTGACGGAGAGGTTGATAGGCAGGGTGGGGTGCTCAGCTTGACACTGATATTGCCAAATCCTGCGAACTACAGTCAGGAACAGGCATTCCCGGTGCCGCTTACTGATGTTCCGGACGGCTTCATCGTATTGCCTGATCCCCTGCCCACCGACGGCCCGGTTGAGCCAGTGCTCCCCGGGCCTGAACCGGTCTCCACGATTGGCGTGGTTGATTGGGCTCAGCTCATTACGCAAAAAATGAAAGACGCCGAGCAGGCGGCTCGCGAGCTTTCCCTTGCAAAGGCAGACCTTGCGGCTCGAAACAGCGCCGCGGCTGTCCAGATCGCTCGCATTCAGGATCGCATTGAAACGCTGGGCTATGGCATCGATGCTGGAGTCGCAACCGAAGAGGAAGAGGCGGAAGCGGCTGCACTCGCGCCCGTTCTCAAGACCTGGAAGGCCTACAAGTTCGCGCTGGGCAAGGTAACCGCACAGTCGACGTGGTATCAGGCGCCGGTCTGGCCGGTCGCGCCTGCGATACCAGAGATCGCCGCCGCACCGATGCTGGTGGAAGAGCCGCTGGCCTAACGTACACCTGCCACCGAACCCCGCCATCGAGCGGGTATTTTTTTGCCTGGAGAAACATCGATGCCGATCACCGCGCAGCAACTACTGCAGATCCTCCCGAACGCCGGCCAGAGAGCCGGCGTTTTTGCACCCGTTCTCAATACGGCGATGAGCAAGTACCAGATCGTGACACCGCTGCGCATCGCGGCATTCATTGCCCAGGTCGGTCATGAATCCGGCCAACTGCGCTACGTGCGTGAGATATGGGGGCCGACCCCGCAGCAGTTGGGGTACGAGGGGCGCAAAGACCTGGGCAATACCGTGCCGGGCGATGGCTCCAAATACCGTGGGCGCGGCCTGATCCAGATCACCGGACGGGCAAACTATGCTGAGTGCGGCGAAGCGCTGGGCCTGGGCCTGATCGACCACCCCGAATTGCTCGAGCTACCGCAGCACGCCGCGATGTCGGCAGCGTGGTTCTGGGGCAAGAGTGGGCTCAATACGCTGGCAGACAAAAGCGAGTTCGTGACCATCACCCGGCGCATCAACGGCGGCACGAATGGCTTGGCTGATCGGCAGGCGCTTTATGCGCGGGCGCTTGAGGTGCTGGCGTGAAGGCCCTGCCGTGGAAGGTAGTCGGCCTGCTGCTGATCCTGCTGGCGCTTGCCGGTGCGCTGTACGGGGCATACCGGCACGGCGTGACAGTCACCGATCTGGCCTGGAAGGCGAAGTGGGCCGAGGAGGCTAGAGCCCAGTCCGAAGCGGTGGCCACCACGACCACTGAGTACCGAACCGAAGAGCAACGCCGCCAGAAAGCGGCCAACCAGGTGGCAAACGATGCAAGACAAGAACAGGCCGTTGCGCTTACTGATGCTGCTGTCGCTGACGCTGCTGGCGACCGGCTGCGCGTCGAAGCAGGAAAGCTGGCAGCCACGGCAAGTTGTGTGCCCGGCGATCCCGGAGCTGCCGAACGAGGCAAGGCAGCCACCCGCGCCGCCATGGTGCTCTCCGACCTGCTCGGCCGGGCTGACGCGCGAGCGGGAGAGCTGGCAAAGGCTTATGACCAATCCCGAATAGCAGGGCTGGCCTGCGAGCGATCTCAAAAATCCTTGATTACCTCTGAGTAACGGAACAACAAAATGGCCACGACGCAGCTGATTCAAAGAGACATGGGGCGGACGATGCTGATCGTCAAAGCGAACGGCGGCACGGTGACGGTCGAGAAAAAGGCCGGCGATAGCTGGGTGGTGACCGATACGCTGGCCAAGGACGGTGGTTATCTGCTGGAGCTGGGCAGCTCGTATACCCGCATCACCCCGACCGCAGGCGCTTACTTTGAGGTGACGCGATGAGCCTCTTGGTCAATCCGGCAGCGCGCCGCCAGCCGATCCGCCGAGGACTGGGCCTCCTCGGTGACAGCTTCTCCGGCAACTGCCACACTATCGATGCGAAGGCTTATGGCACCGAGGCCTACGGCTACGCGGCGATGATCGCAGCGCGCGCCGGGCTTTTCCCGAGCTACCTCGACAACCAGGGCAAGGTCGGCGACCACACCGGGCAGTTCCTGGCCAGGCTACCAGCCTGCATCGCTTCATCCACCGCTGACCTTTGGATGCTGCTGTCACGCACCAACGACAGCACCACGGCAGGTATGAGCCTGGCTGACACGAAAGCCAACGTGATGAAGATCGTGACCGCGTTCCTCAACACACCAGGCAAGTACCTGATCGTCGGTACCGGAACACCGCGCTTCGGTAGCAAGGCGCTGACCGGTCAGGCGCTGGCCGATGCGATCGCCTACAAAGACTGGGTGATCAGCTACGTCAGCCAGTTCGTTCCGGTCGTGAATATCTGGGATGGGTTTACCGAGGCCATGACGGTGGAGGGGCTGCACCCCAATATCATTGGCGCCGACTTCATCAGTTCGCGCGCGGTGCCGATCATCAATGCCAACTTCGAATTCCCCGGCATCCCGCTGCCTACGGACGCTGGCGACATTTATTCGGCCATCAGGCCCTATGGCTGCCTCAATACCAACCCTCTGCTGTTGGGTGCTACCGGCACGCTCCCGGCTGGCGTGAACGCTGTGGCCGGATCTGTTCTGGCGGACAGCTACAAGGCCGTTGGCTCTGGCCTGACCGGTATCACCACACGCTGGTTCAAGGAGCCTGCCGCCTGTGGTGAGGCACAGTGCATTGAGCTGGGCGGAACCCTGGCGGCGGCAGGTGGTTATGTGTACGTGCAGCCGATCGCCAACGTCACTATGGGCAATCTGGCAGCCGGCGATGTCATCGAGATGGTGTCGGCCGTGGAGATAGCTGGTTCGTCGCGCGGCATCCTGGGCTGGGAGGCTGAGCTGACAATCACCAAACCCGTCAGCGGCGCGTCCACCACCATTTACTACCGGTCGATGGACAAGTACCAGGAACCTTTCACGCTACCCGCCAGCTTCATCGGGCAGCTTGAGACGCAGCGCGGCACTGTCGATCTGACTGAGACGGTCATCACATCGCGCATGGGCCTGTACCTGGCCGCAGGTGTGGCGCAGAACTCGATTGTGAAGGTCGCGCAGTTCGGCATCAGGAAGATATAGATCGGTCTGGCGGATGAACTGAATTTCTGAATGGGGATTTGGTTTGTTCGTCGGCAGGACGCCGGGGGAGGGAAAATAGCTCAGTGACTTTTAAAGTGACTTCGCTCTGTACGGTAAATCACAGTGAGGCATCGTTGCAGCGAGCGCCACGCTGGAGACCTTGTATTACCTGGGCTGTAGCCCCATCCGCTTGCATGGGGTGCTAGGGGTCGAGTGTTCGAATCACTCCGTCCCGACCATATAATTCAATGACTTAGCCGCCTTTGTGCGGCTTTGTTGTTTTTGCCTCAGTGACTTTCCGAGTGATCCCGGTCTTTTTGCTCATGCCTGTTTCCTCTTGAGGATGGTGAGCGCTGGTGCGCGCGAGTCAGTTGCTGATACCTTATTTGCCGCTGCAATGAGTTGATCCAGTTCCGCTGCTGAGTAGTGACTGGTGATGCTTCCGTTCTTGTGCCCGAGCAACGCTTTGCGATCCTCTTCTGTCACCCCGGCCGCTCGCAACCTTCTGCCAAAGGTGTGCTTGAGGTCGTGGATGCGGACTCGCAAAAATCCGTCATGGGCCTTTCGCAGAAACTTCTCCCCCCATTTGGTCGCCGCTCTGATTCGCGCCTTCTTCCAGGCCGAGTCGTTCATGCGGCGAACCGTTGTCTCATTCCCTTCACCATCCGGCTTGCCGAACGGAAACACGAACAGCTTGTGCTTGCCGCGCTGCTGCTCAATAACCGATTTCGCAACGTCGTTCAGCACTACCAAGCGCTCATCCCGGTTCTTCACACCGGACTTCGCGCTTCGGCCGCCAAACCCAGCTGGAATCAGGAATACGCTTGTTCCCAGCTCCGGCACCGCAATCTCCCAATCCCATTGCAGCTTACAAACCTCCTGCTCGCGGCAACCGGTGTTCACCTTGAACATCGCCATCGTCTGCAGGTGGGCCGGCAACTCGGCGAACAGAATCGATTGCTCCTCCCACGACAGTGGGTAGGGCTTGCGGCAGTTCGTCTTTTCGTCCAGCAAGGAGATCATCGGCACCACGTCAAGCCACGGACGCCGCTCCTCATCCCGCCACTTCCTTGCGCACAAGTTCAAAACCCGAATGACGCGTTGCAGTGCGATATTCACAGTTCTGTTCGTGACCGGCTTTCCATTCTCCGGCTCAAGCTTCGACCGTATATAGGGTGCCAGCGCGTCATCGTCCACATGAGTGATTGGCATGTGCCCGATAAACGGATCAAGCTGTGACATGTAAGTGGCTGAAATATGGATCGAAGGCTGATTTCTCACTTCCATCAGGAAGCGGATAGAGGCCTCTCTCCACGTCCGAACCTGACGCACGCCGTACACCTTCCGCTGCCGCAGCTTTTCCAGCATGTGGATCAGGTACTGCTCGGCTTCCGCCCGGTCACAAGTGCCAGTACTTTCTTGAATTCGTTCTCCTCGGTATTTTTTGTCGATTTTCCAGATGCCGTTCGGCATTTTCTGGAGGCCGGTGATTGCTTTTTGGGCCATGCCGTTACTCCTGTGGCCCCGGCATGGCGCTCGCTGCGGGGCTGATTGTTGTCCTGATTGGCTGCCTTTTCAATCGCCTTGCTCTCGACGTAGGCATCCGCCCACGCGTCGAGCTCCAGCCGATCAAAGCCGACGCCTTGTTTTCCAATGGGAAATTCCCGAACGTTTGGGCGCACGGTCTTGTTGAATTCGTCACGACACATGCCCAGATAGCCGTAGGCATCACCTGCCCGGATGAACCGTGGCAGGATTGGTGCTACCTGGGCGGCAGATTTATTTGCCATAGAGGTACTGCTCCGGGCCGCGCTGGGCGGCGGAAGGGGTTAATCGATCTGGTAATAGACGTAGCAGTCCACGCCTTGCTCTTGCAGCGACTTGTGCATGGCCTGCACGCCAGCGCTGTGCTGGTTGCCCTGGCCCGGCCAAGGCGTATCGAGGTGAATGCCCTGCCGGTGATAACCGTGCCGTTTCTGGACGTAGCCAGGCAGCTTGCTTACCGACGCTGCTCGCATGCCTGGGATTGGGATAACCACTCGATCAAGGTTGGCGCTGCCGCCGTCATTGGTGCAGGCCGCTGCGGCTGCCTTACCGGCTTCAATGGCAATCGAGACCTTTGGGCCGAGGCCTGCAAGTTCCTCTTTGGTCATTGCGTCACCCGCTTGAACTCGACGACCCAAACCCACGGATTGACATCCCATGCGCCTGCGCCATTGATTGAGTCCCACAAGTGAACGAAAGAATCGACCGCGCTGGGTGCTGGGCACTCACAGCCGCACGGCTCGTTATTTCCACAATTGTTACAGCCGCCGTCAGTAATGCCCTCGGCCCGTGCCTGATTCTCGGCAATGTCGTTCAGGCGCTCTACCCTCACGGCGGTTACCTCCAGCAGGATGCGGCTGACCCAGCGCGGCATGTGGATGGATGGCCGAGTTTTGCCAGGCGTGATCATCGAGCATCCGGTTTGCCTTGAGGAACCATCTGCCGGGTACTGGATTGGCTCGCCGTGGCTCAGCTCTCGCGGCGCGATCGCATTAACCTGCGCGTCAGCCTGCCAAGCCTCCCGCACCCATAGCCGTTCGCCGGGCTGGCCGTATGGGCAGCGTACGATATCTTTTCCAGTCTCCCACCACGAAGTCATAGGCGAGCCGTCAGCACTTTTAGTGTGAGCATTTGCGCTGGGCTGGGGCTTGCAGACTCGCCGCGTGACCGTCTTCCGGCCTTCCAGGATGGCGCGCATCATCGGCGCGCTGAACAGGATCGGTCTTTCCTTGGCCTGGGTCATGGCGTCACCACCCGCTGCGCCCACTGCACGTATGGGCCATCGTCCGTGTCGAAGATTCCCAGAAGAAACCAGTCGTAGGCTGGCGGCTTTTCCGGTTCCCAGCCGAGGCAGTTGGCTGCGCCTTCCTCCCAGTAAGGGTGCGATTCAAGGTCGGCCTCCATGCGCCAGCCGACCACCTCTAACTGCTGACCATCAAGCCAGGCTTTGTAGGCGGCATGGTCTTCATCGAAATTCGGGATTCCTGGGTGATACCAGTAGCCGTTCTCGTCGCGAGTGACTTCGACGGGGCCTATCAACTTTTCTTCGGGCATGACTTTGCTCCACCAGCCCACGCAGGCTGGTCGCTATAAAGGGGTTATTAGGTCTGGTACCGCTATTCGGAGCGCCCGCCGCCCGCCATCAGTCGCGCAGCACCTTTAAGGCGGGCATTGAACCAGCGGCGAATGACATAGCCGCGAATGATGCTAATAAACGTGAACCACGCGCCGATGACGAGATTGGTGCTGAATGGAACGTCGATCCCCACCATCGGGAAGACGAGAAGCTGAGACAGCAATGCAACCAAGTAGCCGATCGCCGTGTTGATGCAAGTCTCAATAAACGATTCCAGCTTTGTTTGGGTCATGCGCATGTCTCCGCCCGCCGATCACCGGCAGGCTCTGTAGGGAAGGGGGGTTAGGCGGTTACCGCCAGGATCACAACCGACACACTGGTGCCGGCGAATTCGTTCGAGTAGATCTGCGACCACTCGTGCTTCAGGCCTGGCAGCACCTCTTTGCCTTTTGCGCTGGCGGGAAGAACCGCAACGAGTCTGCCGCCAAGCTTGAGCATTGATGCGGCGCGCTCAATGTGAGCCTGCCAGCGACCTTCGCTGTAAGGCGGGTTCATGACAATTCGGTCGTACCTGCCGGTGATCTGCCATTTCAGAAAATCGGCGCATTCAACGTGGTGACCTTTGGCCTTGAGAACTTCGCAGTGAAGCTCGCTGATTTCAACGCAAACGGTTTTTCCTTTTGGCATAAGGTCGGCCAATCCACCCATACCGGCACTGGGCTCAAGGCAGTTATGATCGGATTCGATCTGTGCAATTTCTACAGCTGCTGCTGCGACGTTCTCGGGGGTCGGATAGAACTGGTGAGCTTTCTGGTCGGGAATGCACCCACTAGAAATGATTTCGTCCAAGGCGGAACGAGGATTGAAATCGAACTCGAACCAGGAGTGCCCTGCAGATACTCGCTTAACGCCGCCTATCATAGCCAGAACCTTTTCAGCTTCTGCTTGGGTGATCGCGCTGTGTCGGTCAAACCCGAACTGCAGTGCGTTGGCGTTATCTGTCAGCGGTTCGCGAGGCGGGCTCCACCTATCTACCTGAACTGGCCTGCAAGGCTGAGGCTTCATGCCTGCCAGCGCATTTACCACCGTGAATGGCAGTGGGCGGCCAACCATCTGGAATACTTTGGTTCGGCGCGCCGGCTTCGTGCGGAAACTGGCAGGAATTGCAGAAGGGTAGATGCTGGCCAGCACCGAATTTAGACGCCAGGCCATGTCCGGATGAATCTCTATGTGCGCCGTGCCCTTCTTGTAAATCCGGATCTTCAGCGCGTGCCCGTCTACCGAATGCCACTGGCCGGTGTTTCGGCGCAGTATCTCCAGAAGAGGGCCGGTGCTGTTATGGCCCGGCTCATCCCGACCCATGAACTTTGCAATAATGCAGCGCAGATCGTTCAGATAACCTGCCCGATCATGATCCACGGTGTCGTAGTAGGTCAGCATTCTAGCCACGATCATCCGCTTACCAAAAGCAGATGGGGAATTCGTGACGTGCTCGCCCGAAAGCGCCTGAAATATCCCGTCAACTCGTTCGGCAAAGAACTTCGTGCGAGCCGCAAGCAACTCACTCAAGGTTGCGCGCACCGTGCTTTCTTCAAAGTCCGGCGCTTTGTGCTCGCGAATCTGCTCATTCCATTCGTTCCGGCGCTTCTGAGGCATTGCGTCGTAAACGTCTGTCAGGGCCAAGGCCTCGCCCCAATATGACGAGTTGAGAGACGCTATAGCGCCTGGCAGCTGGAATAGGCGTTCAACTGAGATTGTTCCGTGCCGGCCATTATCGCCATTCCCATCAAGGAAGTAGTTCAGGGCACCAGCCTTTCCACCGGCAATAACGTAATCGTGGAGTGCTTCGATATTTCTCCGGGTTGAATCGTAGCGACCCAGCAGCCCGTCAATTGCGTCCCCTGCCATCGGCGCGAAGAACTCAGCCACATCCTCGACAATCTCCCCGTATGCCGGGGTAGTTACTGCATTCATGTTTGATCTCCAGGCATAGCTCCGCCATACCGCACACGCGGCTGACATTGAATTGATTGAGAGGGGGTGGTTACTGTGGGGTGTTCAGCTTGGCGACTTCATCAAGGCAGGCGTTCCAGGCGCTCACAGCCGATGGAGATCCGCGATCAACAGTCTGGAATGGCCGAGTTTTCATGCGCTCAGGCAGCACCACCTTCGCCGTGGCGGGCTGGACGTGTGCCGGATGCAGGTGGGAGATGCCATGGCGCCCGACGCACATGCGAGATGCTGTAGCACAGTCGCCGCCAGATTTAAGCCATGCAGGCGAACACTCAACCCACGCCACCGGTTCGCCCTGCTGATCGGCTGGCTGGGCACGCTTATTCCAGAACTCAACAGGAGCTCCGGTATTGCACGCATCGCACTCGGCGAAAGGCCAAGGCTGTCCGCTGTTGTCGACGTAGTCTTCAGCCACGTAGCGAGCTGCGCGACCGCAGTAGGGGCACGGCAGAAGATCACGCGACACACGCACGTCGTTCGGTTTGTTGTTTGTCATAACTTCACCTCGACTTTATAGGCCTCGACATAACGAATACGAGAAATTTGCTCGCGACCTTTCCAGTTTCTCTCTCCGAACACCAAAACTTTGACGCGGCCACCCGGCATATTTTTGATGACGTGGCAGGGCATGTAGTAGTACTTAGTCCATTTGCAGCGATGAACACACGAAAGTCTGTGCGTGGCATTTTCGGCCGTAAGCTGGCTCATTGCTCGCTCCCGGCTGTCTTGGACAGGGCGGCGTCGATTGAGATTACGTCATCGGGACCAAACGAAAGCTTTCCACGGACGATACGAAGCAAGCCTTCCAGCTCATCACGCCGCGCCTTGAGCTTGGCAACATCATCGTTCAGGCCATGTATAACCTTGATTTGGGCGGTGTCCCATTGCGCGCGGTCGTCCAACTCTTGATCCTGCCGCTTAATCTCGGCCTGTAGCGGGGCGAAGAGGGCGCTCGCATCTTTCAGAAAAACCAGCTTGTCCCAAAATTCAGGAAAGTTGTCCGTGTCTAGCTCTCTCTTTAACACGAACTGCCCATTACACTGATTTACATAAGCGGCAACGCCGAGCACTTCCAGATCCCCGCCGAGCGCTGGCGGTTGAGCTGCTTCTGCCTGCTGCTCGAAGTAAGTCTGCGTCACGGTGCGCATCTGCGTGAACACTCCGCACGGGCCGAGCTTTTGAACTTCGTCCTCGATGCGACTGAACTGGCTACGAAGCCAGCCTGGTATTGGGTGCTTGCTCATGATTTCGATTCCTTCGCGCTCTGCGCATAACGGGCCTGACGCGCTTTGGAGCAGGCCTTGTGGTTTCCGTGGGAGCGGCACTTGCCGCAGATATCGCAGCCACTCTTGACGGCGAACCACGGGGCAGGGGTGGGCTGTAGCGTTGTGGGGCGGTGGGCAGAGGTCATGAGTTCATCCTCGCCGGGGTGGCGTGAGTCATTGAAGTGAGAAGGGGGTTCCGGTTTAAGCGGCCGGTACCGAGTCGCGAAACACGTCCATTTGCGCAGCGCCATCCAGCCAGGCCGCGTCGATGCGAGCACGGGCCAGCGCCGCATACTCTGGGTTCAACTCGCAGATGATCGACCGGCGACCTTCCTGCATCGAAACCAGCGACGTAGTACCGGCACCGCCGAATGGGTCCAGCACCACACCACCGCGCGGCGCACCGGCCAAAATGCAGGGCCTAATCAGGTCGGGTGGGAAGGTGGCGAAGTGGGCGCTCTTGAAGGCGTGGGTCGCCACGGTCCAGACGCTGCGCTTGTTGCGCGTCGCTGTGTCGTGGGTGCTTTCATCCCGGTCAGGCCGGTGCGTGCCTTTGGACTGGCCGGGAATGGCTTGCTCGCGCTTCGAGTCCTCACGCTTGAAGCTGTCCCGCCGCTTCCGTTCAGCGCCATCCTTGTGAAAGGCCCCGTGGCCACCTTCTCCGGTTGACGTGTCCCAGTCGGTAGGCACTGTCACCCGCGGGCGGTTCCGCGAAGCTTTGTCTGTGCCGTGGCCCCAGCCGACACCATTGTTTGGCGTTGTGTTACCAGAGCTGGTGCGCTTGCCGCCTTCCGCATTGTCGAAGGTCGAGCCGTTCACGTAGGCCCCGCCACGGTACCCGTTGGCGTTCCCCTTGCCTGTCAGATTGGCGGGCTCTCTGATTGCGTCGCTGTCGTAGTGGTACCGCCGCGACTTGCTGAGCAGGAACAGGTATTCGTGAGCCTTGGTGCAGCGGTCACGCGTCGACTCCGGCATAGGGTTTGGCTTGTGCCAGATGATGTCCTGCCGGAGATACCAGCCGTCGTCCTGCAGCGCGAAGGCCAGGCGCCAGGGCATGCCCATCAAGTCTTTCGGCTTGTATTCTGCATGTGTCGGCAACTTTGATTTACGCTGGCTCGCCATCACTTGGCGTTGGCTCAGTGTCGAAACACCGACGCCCATGTCGTCACGGCCGTGCGCGCCCCAGCTACCGGCGTAGCTGTCGCCCATGTTTACCCAGATCGTGCCGTCAGCGCGGAGCACCCGGCGCACTTCGCGGAACACGTCGACCAACCGAGCGATGAACTCGGCAGGTGTTTCCTCAAGGCCGATCTGGCCTTCTACGCCATAGTCACGCAGGCCGTAGTAGGGCGGGCTGGTCACGCACGTATGCACGCTTTCATCTGGCAGCGTGCGCATCATGTCGATGCAGTCGCCTACCAGTATCTGGTGGAGCTGGCTCATATCGAATTCCAGGCATGCGCCGCCCTCCGTGTCCGGTGGTGGCAAATTGGCTAGGGTTCAGTCGTCGCTGCAGATGCGTAGAGCTTCGCGGTTGTAGGCGAGCTGTAGCTTGTGCGCCACGGTTGGCGATACGGTGATTTCGTGGCGCGGAACTTCAAGCAGCGGCAGCGCGCCGCCCGGTCCGAGGTTGTGCAGGTGGTGAATCATCAGGGTCAGGGCCTCGCCCTGTTCCTCGATGCATGCCCACTCCATCAGCTCAGCCAGCGCCTGCTTCGTGCCGGGCCGCACCCTGAGCCGCAATTCCTCTTCCCCGGCCTTCTGCCGCTTGAGCGCCGTCCGCTCGTCCCTCTGTTTCTGGGTCAGCGCCATGTCGTTTCACCGTTGCGCACGAACTCCGTTTCGCCGCCCACATCCAGCAGATGGCAGACACGGTTGATGATCTTCAGCGCGGCGTCGAATACCTTGGCGTCGTCCGGCTCGCGACTCAGCCGCTTCATGTTCGGCTGGTGCTCCAGGCATACCTTGTCTACCAGTCGGCGTGCCAGCGCCCTGAGCTGATCAGCGCTGTCGTACAGGCGCAGGCTTACGGCAAAGGCCAGCGCCACATCGTCCGGCTGGTACTGGCCGCCGCTCCGTGTGTTGTAGAGCTTCTTGACCGATTTCATCCAGCTGGGGAGTGTCATCACCCCTGAAGCAGTCTTTTGCATGGAAAATCTCCTTGATCCCGCTGGGCGCGAGGTGGAGTTGTTCGGCCCTGCGCCGGGCGCGGACTTTTGAATTTAATCGCCTCAACCTCAGGCGACCCGGAACAGATCAAGCTTGACGCTTTCGACTTGGCGCTCAAGGTTGGCGATGGTCTTCAGGCCGCGCTCGCGGTCGGCCGCACTCCAGCCGGGCGATGCTTCGTGAAGGCGCTCGATGCTTTCGCGCATATGGCGCAGGTGGGATTGGCGGTTCTGGTGAACAATCAGCGTGGTGGTCATGGTCATGCTCCGGGGTTGTGAGCCCCGATGCGCGGGGCTCTATCGGTTATCGGTTCAGTGCGGCGCGCACATACGGGTCGAGCTCTGCCTGACCAGAAAGCCACCGCTTGTAATCGCTGGGCAGGTCCGCGAATGCCATGCCTTTATGCTTGCCGAAGGTGATGAAGTCAGGAATGCGCGCATCCTCTGAAAGCAACCACAACTCATCCCAGCTTGCGACCGGGCATCCCAATCGCTCACCCAGCGCTTCAATGATCTTGACCAGCAGTCGATGGCAGTTCTTCACGTCGTCCAGCGCCGCGTGAGCATTGCGGAGCAAGGCGCGCGCTTCGCTGCGGTAGTGGAGGTAAATCATTGCTGACTGGCTGTGCGAGTCCGCTGTCGGCCAAAGCTTACGGCTCAGCGCCTGAGTGCAGATTCGTTTGATGTCAGGTTGGCCAACAACGCGCCAGTCGTAATCGACGTTGTGGCCGATGATGTAGGTGGTGTCGGCGGGCATACTGAAGTCAGTGTGCGGCGGGCAATCGGCCAATTCCTCGTCGAGGATGTGGCTGGTGGCCAGGGCTCCCAACTCAATTGGTTTGGATGGCTTGAAGCGGGCGAGGAATTGGTCATTGATTGGCAGGCCGGCAACATTGCCAATTTTCAGCCAGGCAGCCTCCACCAATTGGGGTTCAATGAGGCCTGTTGTTTCAGAGTCGAAGATGTATGCGGTCATGTGCGTGCTCTGCTGGTAATGAGGAAAGTATCAATCGAAGGGAATATCGTCCCAGTCGCTTGGCGGCGCTGAATCATAATTGCCGCTGGTGTGATCGCCGCCGCTGCTGGATGTCTGACCTTTGGGGCGGCGATCAACTACCGGTTTCTTCATCACTTGCTGAACCATCTTTTCCAGCTTGGCGGGTGCTGGGTTGCGGGAATCCAGGATTTCCGAAGCTGTCTTTTCAGATTCAGCGCTGAACGGGGCGAAGATGGTCGGCCGCTCCATGCCAGTGATGCTGTTCTTCTCGATTTCCATCTGAAGCAAGAGGCCGATCGGCTTCCCGACCAGTTCGGGGAAGCTCGGGACGGACACCTTCACGCGTTGGCCTGCGTCCTTGTCCCACTTCTCGATTTCCATTGGCCGAGGTGCAGCCACAGTGCGCACCTGCATGCAGGCCATGATGGCGTTCAGAGTCGCGTGGCCGCCGTCATTCTTGGTGCCGTGCTGATACGACAGGTTGAGGTAGAACTGCGCTTCAGCGCCGTCTCGGGTCTTGTACGTAAAGCCGATGCCAGTGGAACCGGTATCCTGCTTCTCCATGTACTCAGCGCGGGTGAACGAGCCGAGGTATTTACCAGCCTCGTCGATGAATGCTGATTTGTTATCAGCGGACCGGGCGGCATTTGCGTCAAGGTTGAACATTTATGGTTTCCTTATGCGGCTTTAGGTGATTCGAATTGGTAGTAGGCGCAGATGGCTGCATCGACGGCGGCCAGATCGTTGTCGATCATGTCCTCCTCGAACATGCCCATTGGCGCCTTGGTGGTGTCTGAACCGTTATTGCGAGTGGAAAAGTAGTGGTGGCCGTCCTGCACGATGGCTCGAAGACAGATGGTCACCAAGCCTTCCAGGGTGATCTTGTCGTCGAGCATCTTTCCAACGGTCTTCATCTTAATCTGGCCGGTCTCGCTTTCCTCGGTGTGGCTGAGGATGTAGACCCGGACGTCGTCAGGCAGCTTGAGCAGGGCGTCGAATACGTCCCACGTGTGGCGGCCGATGTCGTTGAACTTGTCGTAGCCTTTCTCCTGGCTCCGACGCATGAACTCGTTGGCGAGCACGTACTGGTAGTCATCGATCACGATCACCTTGCGACCGCTTGCTGAAGCCTTCCTGCTGGCGGCTATGATCCTGGCATGGTCATCGGTGACGAAGGGCTTCCACTCTCCGGCACCCTTGAAGGGGAGGCGCTTGCCAATGACCTGCACCAAGGCGACGTCGGAGGGTTTGAAATTGCGCAGCGACGTGGACTTGCCGCTGCCGGACTTGCCGAGTATTAAAACGACTGTTGCCATGGCGTCCACCTCAGTTCGGTTGGTTGTCCCATTCCCGCTCAATGCGGGCTTGCTCTGCTTCGTATTCATTGCGCTCTTCGCCAGTGAAGCGTTCAGGCGAAAAGCTTCCGACCGTCATCCAGTCACTGCGGGCGGCAATACGTGGCTTGCTCATAGCTGCTCTCAGTAGTTGATGGTGATGGCCGGTATCTTCTTTTGATGAATCAGGATGATGACGGCCTTGGCGCAGGCCTCATCAACCCCAAGGTTGACCATGGCTTGCTGTGCGGCGAGGCAAACAGATTTGATGTGAGCCTTATCTGCCTCTCGGGCCTCAGCAATTCGGCGCGCTTCGGCGGCTTCCTGCTCTTGGCGGGAAATTTCATCAAGCCGGGCACGCTCAACCGCTGCTGCCTGACGTTGTTCGGCTGCAATTCGGTCCTGCTCGGCCTGAAGCTTCTGGCGTTCTTCACGTTCGGCGGCCAGCTTCAACTGAAGCGCTTGATTCTCTGCTGCTGCGTCGGCATCACGCTGCTTCTGTTCAGCGTCACGCCTTGCCTGTGCGGCCTGGTCGATGAGCTCCTGCTCTCGCTTGGCTGCTGCTTCGCGTTCGGCTTGGGCTTTCTGGTCGAGCTCACGCTGCGCCCGCTCTACAGCTTGGCGCGCGATCTCGGCGTCACGATCTTTCTGCTCGCGCTCAGCCTTCTCGGCTTTGAACTTGGCGATTTCCGCCAGCTCGGCTTCGTGCTTGGTGCGGTCTGCCAGAAGCGTGCGCAGTGTCGCCAGTGAGCGGTCTTTGGCTTGGGCCGCCTCCGGCAGAAACTCTTCCCAGCTGTCGTTGATTTCTACCAGCTCCAGTTCGGCGATGATCTGCGCGACAGTTGCGGCGCTGGGCGTCTCGGCGAAAAACGTCAGGTCGATGATGCGCTGAACACCGTCGGTATGCTTATCGCGGCGCGCCAAGTCAGCGGCTTCCCAATCAGTCAGCGGCTTACGAGTCGCGTCACGCAGGGCATTCATGCTGTTTACGAATTCGCGCAGCTCGGTTTCGACGACCTTTGGCATTTCCTTGAGGCGCTTCAGGTAATCGCGTCCCGGGTCTTCTACAGCTTTTTTCGACTTACTGACCTTGTTGGCCAGAGAAGCGATGCGGGCACGACCTTTTGCTGTTGTCAGGTCCGGAACTTCGGCAGTTACCTCGGCCGTGACAGCCTCGAGAAACTGGTTCAGACCGCCAGTGACGTAGATGGCCGGCGCGTTGTCGGCGCTGATGTCATCGATGGTGATGACTTGCTGTGCTTCGGACACGGGAGCTCCTTGCGCCATGCCGTTGCCGGGGCGCTGCGGTTGATTAGGGAAGGGGTTACTGCGTGATGTGGTCAGCCAAAGACATGGCGAGCATCAGAAACGTGAAGGCTGCGAGTACCGGGAAGCTGCCGCGCCAGAAGATCATGCGCCGACGGCGCTGGCCCGCGGTCACTGCCGAGGCCTTACGGCGATGCGACCGTTCTTTACTGCCTCCACCAGCTTGGGCGGAAGTGCTGACACGGGAATTTCACGCGGCAGCCCGGCGCTGACAATGCTCCAGCTGCGGGCGATTTCTTCCAACTGCTCGTCGATCACGGACTTCACTATCGGCGTTGTCATGCGCTTGCTCCTTTCGGCGGGCAGATCATTTCCATTTGGCCCATGGCGACATTGATACGCCGGGCAAGGTCTTTTTTGTACGACTTCTCGGCTTCAATTTTTGCCGAGTAGTCGACCTTCTCGTCGTAGTTGTGAAAGAAGTCAGCTTTCAGCTCAATCAGGTTTCCGTAGGCGTCGTAGCCGCCGGCAATCTCACGAACCGATCGCATGCCCTGGTAGCTGTCTTGATACCGCTCGAGGTCGCTCATGCGCAGACCCTCAGCTCCGAATTACAGAGACGCTTAACACGGTCATTGCGCGCCTGCTTGATGTGCCGGCTGAGCAATGCATGCTCTGTGCAGCTGATGTCGCCAGAAAACAGCGCGTAAGACAGCAGGCCAGAGGCAACGCCAAGCTCAGCTTCGGCGGCCACCAGATCGGTCGGGGCCAAGGAGGCCACCTTTTTGATGCGATCCGCAAAGAACGCAGCAGCTTGTTCGTTGAGCATGATTGCCTCCAGGGGCTGGGTTATGCGGTCGGCTTGTCCTTGGTAGGTGATTTTTCCTCAAGGTCTTGCAGTTCTTTCTTGAGATTTTCGATACGCTTCAATCGCTGGGCATCTGCCTCGGCTTCGTATTTCTCAATTACCGCTTTGGGAATAACGATGCCTTCGATCTTTTGCCAGTCAGGCATGGAGAAGCGCGAGCGGTTTTCAGCAAGGTATGCCGCGGCCTGCGCATCGCATTCGGTCTGAGCCAGAGCCAAGGCCTCGTTGTAGCTGCAAACAGGGAAGACTTGCTCGCTGCCACCACTACCATCGCGATAAGTGTGCAGGCGGTATTCAAGGTCGCCTTCGGAGTAGCCGAACAAAGAAAGCAACTTGATTCCTTTCAGCTCTACTCGGCCGTTGTAGCGGTCAATGTCGTAAGCCTTGCTGCCAGCCCACTCGAAAATCTCTGGCGAATAGCCAGATACGAAAATATGAGTGATCTGGCCGGACATGACCTTTTTCAGCAGGTCCAGCTGTGCCTCGTTAGAGTTGGCGACGAACTTGAACAGGGCGTCGGCATGAAGCTTTGCTTTCTCCTTGATCATCGTTAGGCGGCTGGCTTGCTGGTCAATAGCCGCCTCTAAAGTCTTGCGAGACTTCTCGTATCGCAGCTCCAGCTCACGGAGGTTTTTCTCCTTCCACGACTCGGCGGGCTGGTCATGTAGGCTTTTTACAACGAAGTTTTCGCCGCTCGGTATTTCCTGACCTGAACTGACGAAAATCTCTTGGACGATGGTCTGTTCGGCGTTCAGCTTTCCGACCACAAGAACCTTCTTGCCGTCGCTTGTGTACTTGATGTTGCTCATCACTCAATCCTCAGTAAGTGAACCCCTTCGACTGAACACTCAAGAACGGATAGAGGCCATACAGGCACCGGAGAGGGTTCAGTCGGAGAGGTTCGGGGTGTAGAAAAGCCCGAACGTGTCGGGCTTTATAGGTGCATCTTTGGCGGTGCCGCTGTTGGGAGGCCTCGGCGCGCTGTCGTGTTACATGGCTAGATCTCCGTATTTCGTTTCAGCTGCGAGGAAGTCTCGTCAGCCGGTGCAGGGGGCCGCTTTCGCGGTGTGTACTCATCCGCATCGGGGTGTGATCTGTCGTCCGGTCTGGGCTGCCCGGCTTACTGGCTTTCGCCTCCCACATTCCGCCGCTCCGGTTCCCATTACGGGGCCGTCCATTGCAGGGCAAACAGATCACACTCCGATGCAGCCTGGCGCTATGACAGGGTTCGGGCAGTTTTCGTCAGGCTGACGCTTGCGCTGGTTGTTCAGTGAAAGACGACGGCACCACAATCGGCAGCAGCTTCAAAGGCGGCACGCCACTCCTGGTACTTGTCCCAAAAATGCCCGCCTACCGATTCAGCTTTAGCGGCGAACTCCGCGTAATCCTTTGCCAATTTCGCGCTGACAACTGGACCGATGGTGCCCTCGCAGTCGCTGAACTGAATTTGCTCGAAGAATGGACCCGACCCGGCAGCCCAAGCACCAGCGTCGTAGCCTTCCGCCTTTTTTCCGTAGTGCGTGTCGTATTCAGTTAGCGTATATCCTGCCATCTGAGCCAGCTCGTTCCGCCAGCGGTTGTAGCCGCCGTAACTGCCAGCGCAAAGTCCGTCCCCGTGCTCGCCAATACGGTAAACCGTATTCGGCTTCAAACCTTCGATTCGACCTGGAAAGTCAGGGTTATCGTAGAACTCGCGGTGGTTGTCGTAATCCGCCAGTTCGCCATCGCTGTCCCGCACTGCCTCTGGCGCTTCGACCAGTTTTCTGAAGACTGAAATATCCAAACCCATTGCCTTGCCCTCGTTTGATTTCCCGTCTGGCCCTGTCGCCAAGGCCAGCCAGTGAAATCTGGTGTTGCACCGCGACCCGCTACTGGCTTCGGTCGCGGCTTGCTGCGTAAGCGATAGTTGTCTCTCCCTTCTGCCGCTGGGATTCGCGGGGCGCATTGCTTGCCGGGTCATTCACTCGGTCAAGGCGTTTCACCATCGTCAGCCGTACAGGGTTCTCCCAGTCGTGGGCAGCCTTTCGGGGCTGTCTGATCGCCGGTCGCCGGTAGAGGCAATGCGGTCTGTTGTTTGTTGCGCAGGCTGTTAAAGAGCGGTTCGATCCGCTGGGCCTGTTGAGGGGCTGTTTCGCGTCTCGATGGAGTGAACATTACGGTATGTAATAATCATCGTCAATACTAAATGTAATATTATTTTTGGCTGGCGTAATAATCCAGCCCGGCCGACCCTTCGCATCGAATCGCAGGCACAAAAAACCCGGCGCTAGGCCGGGCTGCTTGTAGGAGGTGGGCTATTTCTTTTTCGGTGATCGCCTGACCGTTGACCACCAGAAGACGCGACCCAGCATCCGAGACTCTTCCCGCCATTTCTCAGCGGTCATTATCTCGTCAGGATATTCGTCATCGTTTTCGCTGCTGATGCGCACGGCTCCCTGAGGAAGCCGGTAGAGGTACTTCACCCTCAGCATGCCGCCATGATTGAAAGCGTATATCTCGCCATCAATTATGGATGTGTCGCTCATATCAAAGCCTATGGCGGCGCCATCCATGATCAGGCGCTCCATGCTTCGACCTTTTACTCTGGCCACAGCGGCGCTGCTACCGTCCACTCCAGCGGCCTTCAGCGTTGCATTGCTGAACCTCAGCTTCCTGTCCGACACTTCAACCACTTCTGTCATTCCGTCCCCGCCGGAAAATTCAACCTCCGCGTAGTAAGGCACTTCGCACTCATCATCGTCTACAGGATCGCTGTCATCCCATAGAGAAAGCTCGCCGAGCAGCTCAAGGTTTGACTCTGGCGCTGCGCTCTGGGCGGAGATCATGCCCATTTTAGGAAGGTCCAGGAACTCGAGCACGTCATTGATCACTGTCAGCGAAGGCTCGCGCCTGCCGCTTAACCAATGAGCTACACCGCCCTGGGTCACGCCCATGCGCTCGGCCAAGGCTTCCTGGGTTATGTCGCGCTCTTTCATTCTGGCCTTTGCCAGTTCGTACCATTTTTTCATGCGCGAATGATTACTGCCTGTATTGATTGGTGCCAGTGACAGGGTGTAATGACTATTGCGGGTTTTCATTACACAAAGTAATATCGCGGCAAGAGTATGGAGAAACCCTATGTCCAACATGAAAACGATCCGCGAAAAAGTCGGCGTAACCCAGGCAGTTCTTGCCGGGCTGATCGGCCTGACTCAGGGCGCGATTGCCCACTACGAAAGCGGGCGCCGCAAGCCTCCGCTGGATGAGTGCCGTCGGATCGTGGCTGCGCTCAACAACCACGGCGCGAGCGCAACCCTTGACGACGTTTTTCCGCCAGAACCAATTTCAAACCAATCAGCCGCTTAAACCCATTCATCAGCCACAAGGAGGCAATCAGATGGCCTACGTGCAAAACCCAGAAGACAAGCGCAACAAGCGTCGCCAAGTAAGTTTCAACCAGACACTGGACAAGATTTTGTCCCGTGCAGCCTGTCGAGCGCGCACCCAGCACGCGACGTTCCTGCTCGAGATTATCGAGTGGGGTGTCGAGAACGGCGCAATCGAAAGCCTGCTGAAGGATGAGAAGAAGTCTAGCGCTGCATGAGCAGCCTAAGGAGGGTCGTTTGCTCGAATACCAAAACCTGAGCCCTGAAACCAGGGAGCGAGTGGAAGAACTCGCCAGAGAGAAGCAGTACAGCCTTGATGAGGCTCTGGAAGAAATACTCATCGAGACAATCGCCATGGGCGGGCTGACGTTCGCGGCACGCCCTAAAGCCACTTTGACGTCAATCAAAGGAGGGCCGAAAGGCGATCACCTAATTAGGACCAGTGCTACTGACCCTCTTTAGGTTCACCAAATTACAGACAAAAAAAAGCCGGGGTAGTGACCCGGCCTTTTAAACACACAACTTGATAGGCGGATTATATGCAAATCGAATCACAAAGCAATACCCCTGTACCGCGCCACGAAATTGCACCTTCGCAAATCGTGGCGCGCACTATGTCATCGCGTGAAATCGCCGATCTGACTGGCAAGCGCCACCCTGATGTGAAGCGTGACATTCAGTCCATGGCGTCAGAGCTTCAAGAAGATGTGAGCAGCTTTGCGCACATCTATCTGGACAGCATGAACCGGCAACAGACCGAATACTTGCTCGACCGGGAGCATACCGACTGCCTCCTCACAGGCTACAGCGCTGCAATGCGCATGGCTGTGATCAGGCGCTGGCGTGAGCTGGAAGGTGGCCGAGTCGTGGGGACGCTGCCCGACTTCTCCAATCCTGCCGCTGCTGCCCGCGCATGGGCGGAACAGTTCGAACTGCAGCAGGCCGCCAATCAGGCCCTGGCCATCGCCGCGCCCAAAGCCGAGTTCGTAGACAAGTACGTCGAGTCCACCGGCCTCAAGGGCTTCCGTCAAACCGCCAAGCTGCTGGGTGCTAATGAGGCCCGCTTCCGCGAGTTCCTGCTTGATCGCCGGATCATGTACCGCATGGGCGGGGAATGGCAGGCCTACCAGAACCACGTTGACGCAGGCCGCTTTGAAGTGAAGACCGGCACCACTGACGGCGGGCACGCATTCAACCAAGCCAAATTCACCCCCAAGGGCGTCAACTGGATTGCCGGTCTGTGGGCTCAGTACAAGCTGGAGGCTCAATCATGAGTGGCGCAAAGAATTCATCGACTCTCGGCGGGCGAGTCAAATTAGCTCGCGACGCTACCGGCCTCACACAGCTGGAGCTGGCTGAAATGGTAGGGGTTTCTCAAGCAGCTATCAGTGAGATCGAGCGCGGAGAATCAGCTCGGACTGCCTACCTGCCCGAAATCTCAAGAGCCTGCGGTGCAGACATTCAATGGCTTGCGTTTGGCGGTGAAAGACCTGCGTCCGAGCCGTGCGAGCCCGCTCCGACTGTCGCCGAAAAGCCTCAAGAAATCTCATTCTGCATAGAGGGAATGGGCTTCTCAGGCATGCCCTTGAAGCGCGTAGCCAATTACATCAGTTCGCTCTCCGACCTTGTTGGCAAGACGGCCATATTCATTCGGATGACTGATAGCTCAATCGTTTTCTACGACGGTTCGTCCAGCGCCGCACAGAACACACCGGAGGCCCAGTAATGGCCGGAGACTGGATAAAAATGCGAATCGACCTTCAGACGCATCCGAAAGTTTTCCGCATGGTGTCCGCATTGCAAGCGGACAGATTGCGGGTGATTGGCGGACTGCATGTCGCCTGGAGCATCTTCGACACTCATTCTGCTGATGGCGTGCTGCACGGTTATGACTGCGGCGCTATGGATGCTGTGATCGGCTGGCCGGGCTTTACCGAAGCCATGATCGCCGTGCAGTGGGCCTCTATCGACGACACTGGAAGCCTTGTAATGCCTCGCTTTGACGAGCACAACGGCACCAGCGCCAAGCGTCGGGCGAACGACAGTGAGAGAAAACGCACTGCTCGCAAGACTGATTCTGTCCGCAATTTGTCCGCTAGTGATGCGGACAGTTTGCGGACCAGAGAAGAGAAGAGAAGAGAAGAGAATATAGATCAAGATCAAAAGCTCTCTTCGCAGGCTCAGAGCGACGATCTGTTCCCGAAGTTCTGGAAGCTCTACCCGAACAAGAAGTGCAAGGCAGCTGCCGAGAAGGCGTGGAAGAAACTCAAGGTCACTGACGACCTGTTCACCCTGATCGCCCAGGGGCTGGCCAGGCAATGCGCCTCACTGGCCTGGACCAAGGACGGTGGCCAGTTCATCCCGCACCCGGCCACCTGGCTCAACGGCAAGCGCTGGGAGGACGAGGTTCAGCCTGTCAGCAACGTGCACCAGTTCCCGCAGTCGCGCCACACCGGCTTCGACACTCGCGATTACAAGGCCGGCCTGACGCCGCGCGGGGATGGCACCTATGACTTCTGAAACCCTGAGTCTGGACCTGACCGTGCACGACCTTGAGCGCCGCTTCGGTGTTGTATCCAAGCAGGCAGCCGAGTGCCCAACGCATGGCGCCTACGCCGCGATCATCCGCAAGAACGCTGATGCAGCCTCTGGATGCCCCGGCTGCGCCGCTGACGCGCAGCTGAGACGTGATCAGGACGAACAGCGTGCGATGTATGCCCGGATTGCCGAAGAGCGCCTGGAGCGCAAGCTGGGGGCTTCCATGATCCCGAAACGGTTCATGGGCAAGACCTTCGCTGACTTCCGCGCCGAGACGCCCGAGCAGAAAGCAAACCTCGCCAAGTGCGTCGATTACGCCCAGTCGTTCCCAAAGCACCTGGACGAGGGTCGCTGCATCGTCATGACCGGCACGCCCGGTACTGGCAAGACGCATCTGGCTGCGGCAATCGCCGGTCACATCATCGCCCAGCACAACGCGACAGCCGTGTATCGAACCGTGGGCGGCCTGCTGCAGTACATCAAGGGCAGCTACGGCGACCGGGCCGAGTACACCGAGAAGGAAGCATTCGCCAGCCTGACCGACCCATCGCTGCTGATCATCGACGAAGTCGGCGCCACCAAGCCGACCGAGTTCGAGCTGGCGACCCTGTTCGCTGTGATCAACGGCCGGTACGAGGAGCAGCTGCCCACCATCGTGATCTCCAATATCGACGCCAAAGAGTTGGGCGCGGTGCTGGGTGATCGCAGCGTGGATCGGCTGAGAGAAGGTCGCGGTATTGGCCTGGTATTCGAAGGCGCCTCTGAGCGCAGCAAGCGGAGAGCTTCGTGATGACCGTAGAAAAAATGTTGCTTTGGGTATTCGGTATCGGCTTTTGGGTGATGTTCATCCTGCTGAATTTAACTTTCGCGCAGCGAGACGAAGCCCGCCAGTTCCATGCCCAATTCAACGACATGCAGCTGGTCTGCCGGATGGTGAAGCCATGAACCGCGCAAACCCAGCACAACTGCGCCAGGCGCTCCAACTTGCCCGCGCCTACACCAAGGCCGGCATCCGATTCGTATGCATGCCAGTGGTAGACGAGGCCGACGGTATGAACCTGAACAGTCAGGCCCAGCAGCGCCTTGAGCGCATGGGATTGATCGCGGAATCAGCGGAGAGACTGGCATGAGTGAGTTCAATGAGGTTGCAAGGTGGGTCAAGCGTAACAACCGGAAGAATCCGAAGCTCGTCCGATCTGAAGGAATCAATCACTACATCGTGTACTTCGACAAGGGAAAGGCCCGAGTCGGGATCGTCCACGACGGCATGTACAGCAGGTACGGGATCATGTGCTACGGCGCAATGCCGAACACCGATCCGTTCTACTGCTGGCAGGCCCAGCCTGGCGCATGTGACGAGAGCGACGTGAAGGTGATGGTCGACTATCTCAATGGCGTTAGCGAACTGCCGGACTTTGATTTCGCCTCGATCCAAGGAGTTCGACCATGACCGTCGATATCGAAAAGCTGGAAGCGCTTGCCGAGGCCGCAATTGACCAAGAAAAGCGCTGGAAAGATGCTGGCGAACCTTGGCCGATTTGGAACAAGTGCCTGCTCGAAATGCAAGCCGCCGCCAACCCTGCCGCTGTGCTGGAGCTGATCGCCGAACTGAAGCAGGCCGGAGAAGACAACGTCACATGGAAGGGCGGCATTTCAGCACTTGGTGAGGCGCTCAAGAAGCTGACCTTCTGCGCACGCACTGTGACGGATGGTCCTGACCAAGCGCTTATGGCCGCCTGCGATGCCGCAGAGAATGCGCTGTCGCTGGGCGGCGTGTCTCGCGCCATTGATTACATCGAAGGGCTCAAGGCTGAAAACAAAGAGCTGCTGGAAAAATACGAAGCTGCCCGCGACCGCCAGAATTCCATCACTGCGCTAAAGGCCGAAAACGCAGGCCTCAAGACCGGCTACGAAGCTTACGAGCGGGTGAATGCTGAGTTGAGGGCTGAGCGCAAGGCACTCCGCAAGGATGCCAGCCTGCACTCTCAGCTTCAGCGCGCAGCTGAGGTACTGCCTGGAGCTTGGAGTGTCGAGATTGTGGTCGAGCACCATGCTGGATGGATTGATGTGTTCGACGACGGTGGAAACAAGGTCATGTTTGACGGAGAAGGCCACCTTGCAGATCAGGTTTCGGACGCTATTGATCTGGCGCTGACCCTGAGCAAGGAGGATTCCCAATGATACTCACATGGGAGCAACTCCTAACCCTGCTCAACACCGCCAAGGTTCTGCATAACGGCCGTGAAGCTTATTCGTTCTTGGGGGTGGCTCATGACTGAGTTCGCCATCCGCAGCACGCAGGACTTAAACCGCCTGTACGGCGCACTGCACGCCATCGATCTGACCAAACCCAAGGTAGTGGTAATCAAGGACGAGAAACGCCCTGACGTCCTCAACCGCAAGATGTGGGCAATGCTCCGCGACGTATCCGAGCAGGTCGAGTGGTACGGCAAGAAGCTCACCAGCGAGGACTGGAAGTGCCTTTTCAGCGCCTCGGTCGAGAAGCAGCGCGCCGAGCCTGGGCTTGATGGCGGATTCGTCGTCATGGCCACCTCGACCCGCAAGCAGTCGGCCAAGTGGTTCAGTGATCTGTTCGAGGTCATCCACGCGTTCGGTGCTGAGCGCGGCGTCCGCTGGACCGAGGCGGACAGGTGGGGAGGGCGTTACTGATGAGTACATCAGAACAGTTCTGGGTGGTGGTGTTCGTTGTCATCGTCATTGGCGTGATCGTCGGACATTTCGTTGAGATCCGCCGAAACCGATCAATTCAGGAATTTGAGCGCAGACGTCGCGAGCGCAAAGCAGAAGTTGAGCGCGCTGCAAGGAAGTCCCTATGAGCCTCGCCATCAAAGAGCGCAAGAAAAAGACCTGCGCAAACAGCGCATGCGCCATCCAATTCGTACCGGCTCAGCTCGGCCAGAAGGTTTGCGGCTGGGCATGTGGCCTGGCCATTGCTCCAGCGAATCAGGAGCGGGCCCGCAAGGCCATCGCGCAGCGCGACCGTCAGGAGATCAAGGTTCGCAAGGAAAAGCTGAAGTCACGCAGCGACCACATGCGCGACACGCAGCAGGCGTTCAACGAGTGGGTGCGTCACCGTGACGCCGCGCTGCCTTGCGTCAGTTGTGGTCGGCACCACCAGGGCAAGTACGACGCCGGGCATTACCGGACAGTGGGGAGCAACCCCGCGCTGCGCTTCGAGCCGCTGAACTGCCACAAGCAATGCGTTCCGTGCAATCAGCACAAGTCCGGAAACGTCGTTGAGTACCGGATCGAGCTGGTGCGCCGCATCGGCATCGTGAATGTGGAGTGGCTCGAAGGACCTCATGAGCCTCAGAAGTACACCGTTGAAGAATTGAAAGCCCTTACGGCCAAGTACCGGGCGATGACCAAAGAGCTCAAGAAGGGGCAAGCAGCATGAAAATCCACTCAGCACGTCAGGCGTGGCATGACTGCACCTACATTCCAGCTCCTGGACAATCCTCAGACGTCGTTCAGCTCGGCGTGGTTGTGCAGAGCACTGAGCGAGGCCCAACGGCCAACCACGCGATGCACAGCGCCTTGGCGGGGCACATCCAGTCGGCAATCGCCAAGCTGCACCCGCAAGTACGCGTGTTCGGTGATTACATGTACGCCGCCAACCGTGACGACGACATCAACGAGGCAGCAGAAGACGTTGTGTTCGGCATGGTCATGTCCAAGTCCAAACGCATGACGGCCGGCAAGCGGGAAAAGCTCGAGTACGTGGTCAAGGGTGTGATGCGCCGGTATCGCTACATGCACCAGGGCGGGCAGTCGGCCAACGACGATCCGTTGATCAAGCCCGAGGCGTTTCGTTCGTGGCTGATTGGTGAGTTCGGTGTAAGGCTGGAATCGTGCAACTGGGACCGGGACTGGGAGTGCTTCGTGCGTCTGTCCTTCGAGTGCTGCGAGGACCTGGATCGCATGGCGTTGAGCCCAATTGGTGCGGTGATTTATCAGATGAGAGAAGCCGCTTGACTTCCCGTGCGGCTGAGGGCATCATTTTGCCATATTGAGTATTTTGCCTACGGCAACTCGCTCAGGAAACACTGAAAGCCCGGCCTAAAAACCGGGCTTTTTTTGTGTCCAGATTTCCCCTATGCCCTCCATGCCTCTCGCTTCGGCGATGCACCACTTGAGAGGGACTCTTTCGTACCTCGCACCTCATTGGCCGCCCTGACGGCCCTTTTATTCCGGAGTAAAGATGGACCCAACCGACCTCGGCCCAGGCACAGCTACCTGGCTGGGCGGAACGGGCATAACTCTACTTGGTGGCTTCCTATGGTTGAGGAAATTCCTCTCCAAGGACGCGACCGATCGCGCGATGGACAATGCCGACATCGGCACCGTCCGCCGGCTGAACGAACTGCTCGACTCTGAGCGGGTTGCCCGCAAAGAGGCCGAAGCTAGGGCCGACCAGTTCGCCAAAGAGCGCAACGAGCTGGCTGCCGCAGTAGGCCGGATGGAAGGGCGTGTTGACGCTCTAACCAGCCAGGTCGCACAACTCACCGACAAGGTGACTTCGCAGAGCTCGGAGATAGCCCGCCTGCGCACCCAGCTCGGAGGAACCAACTGATGGACAAATGCGCAATCAACTTCATCGCCCGCCACTGGTGGAGGCGAGTAGAGGTTTGGCTGATGGCAGCCTTCCTTGTGGCCGGTGGTGCAATGCTCGGATTCCAAGCTGCTCAGTGGCAGCTCACCAGCTGGTACACCGACCAAGTCGCCGAGGTTCGCCGCGGTTACGACGAGGCAACGGTGCAGCGCGACATGCGCTTGAACAAGCTGGCCAAGACCGCGACCGACGCAGCGGTAAAGGTTGAAGGTGCAGCCGGTAAGGCCACGGAAGCGGCAGAGGCAGCCAGCAAGGCCGCCGACAAGGTCAACGAGGCGGTAGAGCGGCAGACGCCTTAACGCCCCACAAATTCAAATACTGCCATTTCGTGGCGCGGAGGAACTACATGACCGATACCACGCTGCTGACTGCAGGCGCCGAACTCAAGATCGAGGCGCTACAAGGATTCGCCAGTGGCTTCATGCTTGATCCATTGGAGCAAGCCATCGAGTCCACTGTTCGCATGCTGCGTGATGAGCATCAGCAAATGAAGGATATGGACGCCATACAGGACACGCCATTGAGTGACCGGCTCGGCGCGCACCTTGACGCGTTGCTGGCGATCCAGCTTCAGCGAGTGTCTGAAGACGTCGCATGACCAAGAAGAACTGGATGGTTACGACACCCGGCTACAAACCATTCCCGATGATCCTTCTTGAGTGCGCCCTCGATCAAGAAGGCGCGCTTGCCTTTGCCCGGTCGATCTGGCCGCGCTGCACAGTGGAGTAGAGCAATGATTCGTCCGACGCCGCCAGCCGAACTGCTGATGGAGTCGGAAGAGTCATATGTGTTCATGCGCCTGGTGCCAGCCAAGGACGTCTGGGGATGGATTCAAAGCGAGATCCTTGCCGATACCGGCAGCATCCACAACGAAGACCATGCCCATTTGATCGATGCTGACATCTGCATCATGTGGGCCTCATCTGCCTTCACGAAGCAAGGTCGCACAGTGCTGGGCCAAGCCGAACAGGTTGCGTTCCGTGCCGGTGGTTGGCAGAAGGCCCGGATGGAGCAGCAGATGCGTGACTGGTTCGGCTGCGTACCGAGCTACATCATCACCCTGGCTGCCGATTACTGCTCACAGTGCAGCGATGCGGACTTCTGTGCACTGGTCGAGCATGAGCTCTACCACATCGCCCAGGCAGTCGATCAGTACGGCGCGCCCAAGTTCACGCAAGACGGATTACCAAAGCTTGAGATGCGCGGCCATGACGTCGAAGAGTTCGTCGGTGTGGTCAGGCGCTATGGGGCAAGCCCAGACGTTCAGCTACTGGTCGACGCTGCAAACAAACCTGCCGAAGTCGGCAAACTCAATATTTCAAGGGCTTGCGGAACCTGTCTTCTCAAGCTGGCCTGAGGATAGACAGCAATAGACGGAACCCTACCCTATGGCAGCCCTGAGCAGCGAGGTGAAGGCCTTCATCGTTCAGGCTCTTGCCTGCTTCGATACACCCTCACAGGTGGCAGAGGCCGTCAAGCGAGAATTCAACATCGAGGTGAGCCGTCAGCAGGTGGAGTCACACGACCCCACCAAGCGATGCAGTAAAACCCTGGCCAAGCGTTGGGTGGACATGTTCCACGACGCGCGAGAGAGGTTCCGCCACCAGGCGATTGACATACCCATCGCCAACCGGGCCTACAGGCTTCGGGCTATGGGGAGGATTATCGAGAAGGCCGAGAGCATGAAGAACCTGTCTCTCGCACTACAGGTGCTTGAGCAGGCGGCAAAGGAAACTGGCGACGCCTACGTGAATCGTCGCGTAGAGCCTGATAAGTCGCTGGACGACGAGATCAAGCGCCTCAACATTCAAAAGCTTCAGCGCGAACTGGAAGACCCGGATAAGGGGCTCCCCGAGCCGAAACGAGTAATCATCGGGGTGGAAGATGCAACCGATCCTGATGCTGAATAAGCCTCAATTCGAGTTCATCAAAAGCCACAACAAGTTCATGGCCTTCGTCGGAGGCTACCGCAGCGGCAAGACCTTCGTTGGCTGTGTGCGGATGTGCATCAACGCGCTGGAGTTCCCCGGCATACCTCAGGGCTACTTCGCTCCGACCTACCCGCAGATCACTGACATCTTCTACGACACCCTGCCGGGGGTCGCTGAGGCGTTCGGTCTGTTCGCCGATATCGTGGCCAGCAACAAGCGCGTGTACCTGCGAGACAAGAAGGGTAGATGCCTCTCGACGATCATCTGCAAGAGCATGGAGCACCCGCATCGCATCGTCGGCTTCAACATCGCGCACGCACTGGTCGACGAAATCGACTGTATGCCGATCAAGAAGGCAGACAGCGCCTGGAAGAAGATCATTGCGCGGATGTCCACGGTTTGGCCTGGCCGCGACATGAACACCATCGACGTGACCACCACGCCCGAGGGCTTCAACTGGGTTTATCGAAAGTTCGTCAAGGAGCTGGCATCCGATCCTACGCAACGCCAGTTCTACGGCATCGTGCACGCTTCCACGCGGCAGAACGCCAAGAACCTGCCGAAGGACTACATACCGTCACTGCGCAAGTCCTACCCGGCCAACCTGGTGGATGCATACATTGACGGCCTGTTCGTCAACCTGACGTCCGGAAGCGTGTATCCGAACTTCGACAGGCGCCTATGCCACACGGACGAGACGATCCGCCCGGGCGAGCAGCTGCACATCGGCATGGACTTCAACATCAACCGGATGGCGGCAACGATTCACGTCATTCGTGACGGCCTGCCTCGGCTGCTTGAGGAAGCGACATCACTGTTCGATACGCCGGCCATGATCATCGAGCTGAAGCGCCGATTCCCTGACCACAGCATCACGGTCTATCCGGACGCCAGCGGCAAGAACCGCAAGTCGGTCAACGGCAGCGAATCAGATCACAGCCTGCTGCGGGCCGCGGGCTTCATGGTGATGGTCAATCCATCCAACCCTGAGGTGCGAGACCGGGTGCTGGCCGTGAACGCCATGCTCCTGAACGGCGAGGGTCAGCGCCGATACCGGATCAACACCGACAACTGCCCGATCACCACCCAGGTGCTCGAGCAACAGGCCTATGACGACAAAGGCCAGCCCAACAAAGACGGCACTGAAGACCCGATCGACGCATTGGGCTACTTCATTGTCCAGCGCTTCCCCATTGCGGGCGGCTACACACTCGCAAACGTGAGCAACTCATGAGCGCAATAAGCTACCTAAAGGACAGCCTGCAGAACCTCGTCGCAGGACTGGGTACTGCGCGCGACAAGGCATCCCACTCGCACTACATCGCCACTGAACTTGACGACCAGCAGCTTCTGAACGCCTTCCGCAGCTCATGGACAGCCCAGAAGGGCGTCACAATCCCTGCTGTGGACGCGTGTCGCAACTGGCGAGCCTGGCAGGCATCCAAGAGTGAGATCGAGCTGATAGAGGCTGAAGAGGCCCGCCTGAACGTACAGGGCAAGATTCTTGAGGCCCTATTGAAGGCCCGTCTGTTCGGTGGTGCTGCTGTGTTCATCGGTACTGGTGAGCGGGACACGTCGTCTGCGCTGAACCCTGATCGCCTGGGTAAGGGTGGCATCAAGTACCTGACTGTGATGACTCGCCGTCAGCTTGCTGCCACTGAGATCGAGCAGGACCCGCAAAGTGATCGGTTCGGCTGGCCCAAGGCTTACCGACTGCCAGGCTCGAACGTCGAGATTCACCCATCCCGACTGGTGATCTTCATCGGTGTTCGCCATCCCGATCCTGAACTGGCGATGGGCACCGCATTCGGCTGGGGCGACTCGGTCCTGCTATCGGCCATGCCGGCGGTCAAGCACTACGACGAGACCGTAGCCAACGTCGTGAGCCTGGTCTACGAGGCCAAGATCGACGTCATCAACATTCCCAACCTGATGACCAGCCTTCACGACAAGAATTACGAGAAGAGCTTGCTGGAGCGCCTGAGACTGGCAGCGACCGCCAAAGGTATCAACGGCACGCTGATCCTCGACGGCACTGAAGCTCACTCATCCAAGTCGGCCAACTTCGGCACATTGCCTGATGTGATCGCCAAGACCGAGCAGGGCGTCTGTGGTGCGTTCGATATCCCCGGTACCCGCATGTTCGGCCAGTCCTCGACCGGTCTGGGTGCCAACGGCGAAGAGAACACCCGCAACTACTACGACAACGTCGCGTCACGCCAGAAGCTGGAGATCAAGCCAGCAATGAGCGTGCTGGACGAGTGCCTGATTCGTTCTGCGCTGGGCAGCAGGCCAAAGGAGGCCCATTACGCCTGGTCGCCACTGTGGCAGGCCACGGCCAAGGACAAAGCCGACATCGGCAAGACAACGGCAGAAACTATCAAGTCGCTGAAAGATTCTGGCCTGTTCCCGCCTGAGGCTCTATCCAAGGCCTCGGTGAACCTGCTGGTCGAGCTGAGCATCATGCCCGGCCTCGAAGCTGCCATTGATGAGTTCGGTGATGAGCTGGATGAAGAGGACGATATCGGTCTTGGCGCTGACGATATTGGCGCTGCTGACCAGCCTCAGGACCGCAAAGCTCTGGCTGATGCGGCGCCACGCACGCTGTATGTGTCGAGAAAGGTCACCAACGCAGGCGAGATCATCGCCTGGGCCAAGTCGCAAGGGTTCGAAGCCACGCTGCCTGAGGCAGACCTGCACGTCACCATCGCCTACAGTCGCAACCCGGTTGACTGGATGAAGGTCGGCGAGTCGTGGTCGGGCGATGGCAAGGGCCAGCTGAAGATTGCACCAGGTGGCGCAAGGCTGATCGACCAGTTCGGTGAAGGCGCCGTGGTGTTGTTGTTCAACAGTTCAGAGCTGGCTTGGCGACACGTCTCCATCGTTGAGGCTGGCGCCTCTTGGGACTGGCCGGACTATCAGCCCCATATCACCTTCACCTACGAACCCGGCAGCGTCGATGTCGCCAAGGTCGAGCCATACCGTGGCGCGATCGAGCTAGGGCCTGAGATATTCGAAGAGGTGTCGCCATGACCGAGCAAGAGAAGGCGGTAATTGAGGCTCTCTCTACCGCCTGGAATGCTTTCTGCGCTCTCCCTTGCGAGCACGCAGACGACAACGACGAGTTTCGACGCGGCATTCACATACTGCAGCGCCAAGTGTTCGCCAGGCCGGCGAGACGACAGTACAACCTACCGGAGTAGACATGATCTTCACCGACTCAATACCGGTCTCTGGCGTTCGACGCACAGCGGACGGATACCTTGTGGCTGAGGCCTATGTGGCCCGCACAGGTATTCAGGACTATCTGGGCACCGAGATCGACCCCAACAACGACCACGGACTGCGAGACGTTCCGATCGTCAAGGTGTACCGACCAGAAAGCTCTGTGTTTCACGCAGACGCGATGAACTCTTACGCCTACCGACCTATGACCAACGATCACCCAGGCGGTGATGGCGTCAACTCAAAGAACTGGAAGGACGTAGCTGTCGGCAACACCGGCGGCGAGGTCATCCGTGACGGTCAGCGTGTCAAGGTTCCGCTTGTCCTCATGGATGCTAAGGCAATCACGGACTTCGAAGCTGGCAAGCGTCAGCTCTCCATGGGCTACGGCGCTGAGATCATCTTTCAAGATGGTGTAACGCCAGAGGGTGACGCATATCACGTCAGCCTGGGCCCAATGAAAATGAATCACCTCAGCCTTGTGCATAGCGCACGGGCTGGCGAAGAGTTTCGCATCGGTGACCACAAACCAGAAAACCCCAAAGGAGGCCATGACATGGCTGATTCACTGCGAAAACTCCTTGTCGACGGCATCTCCATTGATGTCACCGAGCAAGGCGCACAGGCCATCGAGAAGCTTGCCAAGCAGCTCAACGATGCCGCCAGTGCCACCAAGACCCTGACCGACGCGCACTCCGCTGCGTTGGCAGTTAAAGACGCAGCTTTGTCCAAACTGCAGGCCGAGCTTGACGATGCTAAAACCAAAATCCTGAGCGACGCCCAGATCGACGCGCGCGTGAAAGAGCGCGCCGACCTGATCGGCGTTGCGAAAGTGATCGCGGATGCCGATTACACGGGCAAAACAGCTGCCGAGATCCGCAAGGCAGCAGTTCACGCCAAGCTGGGTGATGCTGCCGTCACTGGCAAGGACGACGCGTACATCGCTGTGCGCTTCGACATTCTCGTCGAGGACGCCGCCAAAAACCCCGCCAACGACCCGGTGCGCAGCCATTTCCAGGCGCAAGACGGCAAGCCGGCCGGCAATCCCGCTGCCGCCGCGCGCGCCAAGATGCTGGAAGACCTCAACTCCACCCAGCCTGCCAAGTAAGGAGCCATCATGGCCGCTTATCAAACGTCCTACCCGGATCGCCCAGCGAAAGGCCTGCACGGCGCATCGGCGAACGAAGAAATCAAGAACGACATCAGTCGTACCATCGAAAACGCTGCCGGTGTCCGCTTCGGCGAACCAGTTCAGCGCGGTGCGGGTGATCACGGCGTGGTGCCGTTCTCTACCGGCAAGTTCCTAGGCATCGCGAAGCTGAACCCAGCCGTACCGGCTGTGGCAAAAGGCTCGACGCTGATCGATGGCTACCCGCAGTACTGCACCGCTGCCATCCGTGAGCGCGGCCAGATGTACGTCGCAGTTAGCGCTTCTGTGGTTGATGGTGATCCCGTCTACTTCGTGACCGCCTCCAACACCTACACCAACGCGGCCGGCACCGGCATTGTTGGCCCGATCCCGAATGCCTTCTTCGACACCACCGGTGCTGCGGGCGACATCGTGGAAATCTCCCTCAAGAACCGGAGCGCGTAACATGTCTCAAGCTTTTCAAGACGCTCAAGCAGCGTTGCCATTCGTTGTGGCCCAGGGCCGCAACATCGAAGCGGCCATCTACGAGGCGCGCTATCCGGAGTACAGCTACCGCGATCTGATGCCGGTTGTCACCGAGGGCAATCAGTGGGCCGTGGGCACTCAGTTCTACAGCCAGCAGCTGGCGGGTGAGGCCAAGTTCCTCTCTGGCGCTGGCAACGACATGCCATTCAACCAGGTTTCGTTCGGTGAAGGCTCCCATGATTTCTCGATGATCGGCTCCGGCTGGGAGTGGAACCTGGAAGAGGTCAACACCGCTGCGCTGTACGGCCGCAATCTCAACGATCTGAAGGCCATGTCTGCCAGTCGATCCACCGAGCGACTGCTGTACGACATCGCCGTGACCGGAAGCACCGAAAAAAACTGGCGCGGCTTTACCAACCAGAGCAACGTGCAGACCGTCAACGCTGCCGCCACTGGCCTGAACGGCTCCACGCTGTTCGCGGACAAGACGCCGCTTCAGGTGCTCGCCGACCTGAACAACCTGCTGAAGCTGGTCCCTCAGGCTTCGAACAACGTTGAGCTGGCCGACACCATTTCTCTGCCGCTGGAAGTGATGGACTACATCTCTACCACGTTCGTTGGCACCGAAGCGAACAGCCCGACCATCCTGGAACGCTTCATCACTTCCAACGTGTACACGGCCCGTACCAAGCGCCCGCTGACCATTCTCACTGCCGACGCTCAGTCTACGGCCGGCAATGACGGCGGCGGCCGTATCGTGGCATACCGCAAGGCGATCGACGTGATTCGCTTCCACCTGCCGATGCCTCGCATGGTTCTGCCGGTTCACCAGAAGTCGATCATGGGCTTCGAGACCGGCATCATCGCGCGAACCGGTGGCGTTGAGGTCCGCTTGCCGGGCGCAATGGCCTACATGGATCGTGTTTCCGAGCCTGCATAAGGGGTCCAGCATGAAAGTCACGAACAGCGGCACCGCCCCTTGGGGCGTTTACCTGGGCGGCACGATCAAGATGATCAAGCCCGGCGCAAGCCGGGAACTGGCGCTTGAAGGCGATGATCTGGTCCAGGCTCGCAAAATCGACGCACTCAGCTTTGAGGAAGTTGTGAAGCCTGAGTCGGACGAGAAGGCCGATCTGCTGGCCAAGTTAAAAGCGCTGGGTATCGAAGCTGGCAAGAACTCTGGCATCGAGACCCTGCAAAAGCGTCTTGCAGAAGCCGAGGCCGCAGCTGAAAAGCAGAAGGTTATCGACGAGCTGACCGAGCTGAAAGTCGAGTTCGACAAGGAAGCGAACCTGGAAGCCCTGCAAGCCGCACTGGCTGCAGCCAAGCAGTAACACCCCCGCAAAAACCGGAGCGGTTCGCCGCTCTACCTATTCGAGGATTCGAACATGAGCCAAATCAAAGCAGAGCGCTCCGGCCATATCGCGGTCGTAACAGGGCAAGGCTTCGAGTATCGAAAATGTGGCGAACTGGCATCCTTCAAGCAGACTGGCAAGGTTCCATCCCTTCGCGCCGCCAAGGCGTTTTGCAAGATGTTCGCCTCCTGATTCAAGGCCTTCGGGCCACCTATTCGAGACATCCCGATGCCAGACTTTTACGGAAACGTCGCAGATGCCGACGTCTATCACGCCGCCCGCGCGAACACCGCCTGGACTGGCGAAGACATGGCGAAGCAGGCCGCGCTGATCCGGGCATCGGCTTACATTGATGGCAAGTTCCAGGCGCAGAACAGCTGCGGGCGCTGGGAGTCGCTGTTCTCTGGCGTAAAGACCGGCGGCCGCGCCCAGGCGCTGCAATGGCCTCGCACTGGCGCTACCGACACCGAGGGGCATGAAATCCCTGCGGAAGAGATACCCGTTGAGGTCGTGCAGGCCACCTACGAGGCCGCGCTGAGAGAGATTGCGCTGCCGGGCAGCCTGAGCCCCGACTACGTCGCATCAACCGCCATTAAGCGTCAGAAGGTCGATGTGCTGGAGATTGAGTACCAAGCAGCGAGCAACACCTCTGGCGTCCCCACCAGGCCAGTCGTCACCGTTGTTGATGAGCTGATTGCTCCCTTGCTGGGTTGCAAAGTCGCCTGTGGTATCGCGGTGTTCGTTGTATGAAGGCCGCCGAGGTTCTGCAGGCCATTGAGGGCCTTGAGCCTGCCGCCCAGCGTGCATACCTGGCCCAGATAGCGCAGTCGCTTGATTCGGTCAGCTTGGCCGAGGTCGAGCGCGCCATTGACTCGGGCGACGAAAGCGCGGTGGTGGCTGCTGTACAGCTCGGCATATTCGCCGGCTTGGTCGAGCATTTGCGCACCGCCTACGTCAAAGGCGCGCAGACCGAAGCGGCAGGCATCAAAGTCAAGGGAATCAGCAAGGAGCTGGACTTTCACGCGTCTGGGTCGGCCGGATTCATGGCCGAGCAGGCCAGCAGGCTGGTCGCTCAAGCGTCAGCAGATCAGGTAGTTGCTGTCAGGGCTGTGATGGCTTACGGGTCGGCCAGCGGGCAATCAGCAAGGAAGATGGCGCTCGACCTGATTGGCAGGATCAGCAAGCAGACCGGGCAGCGTACTGGTGGCGTGCTTGGGCTGAGCGGTGGCTACGCCGAAAGCGTGATCCTCGCAAAAACCCAGCTGCTGAGTGGCGAGAAAGCCATGCTGAGGCGGTACCTTCTGCGCGTCCGACGTGATCGCCGCTTCGACCCGACTGTCAGGGCGGCGATCAAAAGCGGCAAGCCGCTGGATGAAGAAGCGGTCAACAAGATCGCGGGTCGCTATGCCGACAGGCTGCTGGCCACTCAGGCAGAAATGGTCGCCCAGACATTTGTCGCCGAATCCTTCAACGAGGGCCGTGACCAAGCGTGGCGTCAGGTTGTTGCCAGGAGTAAGGGGCGACTGAGCTTCATCAAGACATGGAAGTCACGCGGCGACGGAAAGGTCAGGTACAGCCATATCGCGATGAATGGTCAGCAGGTCGACAAGGACCAGCCATTCGTGTCGCCGCGCGGAGCACTGCTGATGTTCCCCTGCGACTCATCGCTGGGTGCGCCCCTCAGCGAGCGGGCAAGGTGCCGATGCACCGCAGAGTACTCAATCGTTCAACTCAGAATTTAGGCGGCCATTATGGGCATCAGAGACACGATGCAGCCGTCATTCGGCAAGCTGTTCGATACTACATTCGCCGAACTGATGACGCAGTTCACCGGCTCATACCTGGGGCCAGGTGTTTATGACCCTGTAAGCGAAACGACCACCGGGCAACCTGTTACCTACACCGGGCGCGGGGTCTCCACCAAGTTCAAGCGGGACCAGATCGACAATGATCGAATCCTTGCCACCGACACGCTGCTGATCGTGCTGACAAACGAGGTAACCGATACTCCACAGGCGGGTCATGACATTGTCGCTCGCGACCTTGTGACAGGCCTGAGCACGAAGTACCGCGTAGAGGGCGTTGTCACGGACCCGGCGCGCGTGCATTTCCAAATTCAGCTGAGGGCTACCTGATGGCAGGCTGGAGCATTCCACCAACCCGCTTCGTGCAAGTCATTGAGCAGGATCTGGTCAAGCACATGCAGAACATCGTCAAGGCGATGCATGGCGAGGTCATCAGCAGGTCACCGGTGGATACCGGTCTGTTCCGGGCCAACAACATCGTCAGCGTGGGTTCGCCGGTATTCAGCACCACGACTTCGCTTGACCGTGATGTAGGTCCGACAAGGGCGGCGGGTATATCGGCGCTGTCGACGCTCAGGCCATACACGGTGGTTTACATCCAGAACAATCTGCCATACGCCGAGCGGCTGGAAAACGGCCACTCGGGACAGGCACCCGCAGGCGTCTACGGCATCACCTTTGTTGGCGTATCGGATCAATTCACATGACCTATGAGCAGATCCGCCAGCTGATCACCGCGCGCATGGTGGCGTTCACCGGTATCGCGCAGGAAAGGATTCAGTATCCGAACCAGCCCGATGCATTCGACACACCCGCCGACGGCCTCTGGTGCCGACTGAACATCCAGCACGCCACCGCATTCATGGCCGGCATGGCCGACCAGCCCTACACCCGTAAGCCCGGCATCATCGTCGTGCAGTGCTTTGCCCGGTTGCGCACCGGTATACGCGGCCTGAATGAACTGGCCGACGCACTGGAAGCGCACTTTGCCTACTGGACTGAAGGCGACCTTGAGTGCATCGAGGCCAGCCAGGTCGACGCAGGCGAGTACGAAGGCTTCTATCAGATCAACGTGAATATCCGGTTCCGCGCCGGTTGAACCTGAAGCACCCATCCGGCCCGCCTTGAGCGGGTTTTTTTATGCCCGCAGAAAGGAGACTCACATGAGTTCCGGCGCAAAAGTCGTTTCACACATCATCAAGGAGGTGACGCCCGGCGTTACCCCCACCGGCACCTGGGATACGCTGCGCCTGACCGGTAACGCGCTGACCCCGACCGTCAACACCGAAGTCAGTGACGAGATCACCGACACCCGACTGAGCCAGGGCTCTGTGGCCACCAGCATCGATATCGGCGGCGATCTGTCGGCCGAGTTCTCGTTCGGCTCGTTCGACCAGCTTCTTGAGGCTGCTTTCTACGGTGCCTGGACGAGCGACGTGCTGCGTGTAGGCGATACCCGCAACACCTTCAGCATCGCCAAGGGCTACAACGACATCGGCGTCTATGGCGTGTTCAAGGGCGCTCACGTGTCCACCTTCGCGCTGGAGATTCCAGAAGAAGGCAAGGTCACCGCCACTTTCAATATGGCGTGCCTGGACTACACCGACAGCGAGACGCCGATTGTCGTCACGCCGAACGCGCCGACCACCACACCTTTCCTGTCGAACAACAACGTCGGCACGATTCTGGTGAATGGTCAGTCGCTGGAAGGCGTGGCCTGCGTCTCGGCTATGACCATCAACCTGGACAACAGCCTGCAGACTCAGCGCTGCCTGGGCTCGGATCGACTCGGCCCAGGTGCCCACATCGCCACCGAGGCGGCCATCACCGGCAGCATCACCCTGGCATGGTCCAAGCGCGCTTGGCAGATCTGGAAGAACACGTTCACCCGCCTCCCGATCGCGGTCGAGTTCCCCATCACCGACTCGCTGGGCAACAAGTACACGTTCAACTTCCCGGCCGTGGAAGTGGACGGCGAACTGCCAAGCGGCGGCAAGCGTGACCTGATTCAGGTAGAGCTGAGCTACACCGTGGCTAAGCAAAGCCCGACCATCACTCGCGACGCTGCTGACCCAGCACCGTAAACCCTTTTGACCGCTCCGGTGATAACGCCTGCCGGGGCGGTC